TCTCCGGTGCTCTTTAGATTGAAGTAGGCCGCGATACCTTTTCTTACCCGAGCGTTCTTAGAGAAGGGAACGTAGACAGGTTTCTTGGATCCGACTGGAACCTCATCCTCGAATCTCCACCGCTTTCTTTCCCCTGGTTTCACACCACTTAAGATGTCTGAGACTGAAGATCTTAACATAGTAACACACTCCTATTTTACATACTTAACGCGTAGGAAACGAGTGTCACCTACGGAGGTATAATACACTAGTTGGCGATATGGTTCCATTAAAAAAAATTTATTTGTTAATGATATTTCTTTGTGATGAACGCATTTGGGATAGTTTGACATGTTCAGCGAGATGGTGTATAGATATAATAAGATGGCCGCGTAGCTCAAATGGTAGAGCAGGAGCTTTCAATCTCTGGGTCGTGGGTTCGATTCCCACCGTAGCCGCCAATTCCGTCAGCAAGACGGTGTAACTAGAAGGACCGAGACTATGAAGTTCACCTGAATACCTAGACTGTAAGACTGGTCCCCCGGTCGATTGATCTGACGAATCTCTTTTCTCAAATCAATCAACCAAAGGAACAGTAACATGTTAGCATATCTCAAGATCAAGATCAAGAGCCTCGCGGTAGAGGCTCAGATCATCCGTAAAGAAGAGCAGAAGTTCAAGAAACGGCGGGGTGAGACCTGCCGAGAGATCTTCTGGGGTCTTCGAAATCATCGAACCCAAGACGTCCGATCCGAGTCCAGATCCGCGCTCATAGCGTATGGTTTCCTCAAGGGGAAGTCCTATGCCTCGATCGAGCCTCCGGGCACGGGAAAGAAGGGCAGGCGACCCCAGCCAGACTGGGTTCGAATCAACCAGCTCATCGTGAAGTACGGGGTCAACAAGGACGCCGCCAACATCAAGAAGGCGGTTGAGGTCTGGAAGGATCCTGAAGCCTTGAAGAAGGCGGCTTGATCATGGTGAACTGGAAGAAGACGTCGGAGGAACTACCTCCTAAGAACATGACGTGCTGCATCACGAACGAGGACTTCAGTGATCCTCACTGCCCCTTTGTCAGAACAGACCAAGGCCTGGATCGACCTCTTCGCTACCCGTGAGGCAGGAGTAATGTACATGACGGACCAGATCGCCTGGTGGTGTGACTCTGACGAAATTATTCCGAAATGAGCTGTTGACACCACGGCGTATATATAGTATTGAGAAATATACGCAACCCCTGGTAGGAAGTAAGATGTTGAAGTTTGAACCCAAAACGCAAGTGAAGATCGGTCATACACCACCGACCGATAGCTCGTACCTGGGTTCCGATGGAGGCACGGTGTTCTAACAGACGCCACATTCATAAAGGGAAGCCCGGGATAAAATCCGGGCTTCTTTCGTTTCTACGTCGTCATAGCTTAATCGGTAGAGCACCTGCTTGGTACGCAGGCGACAGGGGTTCGATACCTCTTGACGGCACCATATGCGCCCATAGCACAACGGCAAGTGCGCTGGACTCTTAATCCTTGAGATCCGGGTTCGAATCCCGGTGGGCACTCCAAATCGACGAGGGGCAGGCATGTTCCTCTAGGCGAGGCATTAGCACTCGGGTCTCATGAGCCCGAGTAAAGAAGGGGTAGGTCCTTCTCTCGCTACCAATTCATAGCCCGCCAAACATAAGTGGCGATGTACTCCCCTCGTAAGGGAGAAAAGTCGGTTCGATTCCGGCGGCGGGCACCAGACAGAGCGTAGGAGAGCTTGGTTCATCTCTTGGCCTCGGAAGCCTTGCACGTGGGTTCGAATCCCACCGCTCTGACCATTTTGAACCTCACTTCTTATAAATAAGTATAAGAAAGCGAGGTTCAATGCACGATGATATATGTGAATACATTAAGAAGAGTAGGAATGATCGACGAACACACCTAAGATTAGATGAACCTTGCATTGAGATTGGGGGATGCAGTAGCGATACAAGAGGGTTATTGGCCTTTGAACTTAAGACCACGATCCCAAATGGTAAGAAGATTTTGATATGCCATGCGTGCCATAACGGAAAGTGTTCGAATGTAAAGCATGTCTATTGGGGAACTGCGAAGGACAACTATCAAGATCAAGTCGACAATGGAACTGCAACATCAATTTATGCAAAAGGTGTTGCTAAGTATGGGAAGAAAAAATGGCACGTTATGATGAGGGAACATCAAGTTCGTGCCAACATCAAGAGGGCTGAACACCCCAGACGTACTTATGAAGAATACAGGAATTCGTTCCTGATAGAAAAGAAGAGAGGTTGGGTGACCAAACTTTCTTCAGAACTAAAACTTAGCCACACACAAGTGGCCAGGATCAATCGATGGCTGCAAAGTCATCCCGCTGTTTCACATCGTGAATAGGAAAGTATAGTGCCAGGGTAGTCCAATGGTAGGACGCTCGGTTGTGAGCCGAGTTACAAGAGTTCGATTCTCTTCCCTGGTACCATTTACAAGCGCGGGAAACCGTGTTATACATTGAGGCGGGCTTAGGCCAGTGGTAGACTTCCGGAGCGCCACTCCGGGTGCATGGGTTCGATTCCCATAGTCCGCGCCAGTTTTTTTGGAGGCTTCCTCATGACAGACGACAAGAAAAAAGACTACAGCCCCATGATGGATAAGTATTTCGCTAGGGGGCTCAAGGCACTCACCAACAATCGAGACGACGACATCACCCCGATACAAGACTCTGGTGAGATGGGATGCGGCCTGGCCCTCCTGATCATGAAGCTTGGGGTATCGGCCAAGGGAAGCAAGGAATCCGCCATGCAGGCGCTCGAGGCCATCGCCGACTGCGCCACCAAGGCATTGACCGTCCTCCGGAACACCGAGATCGACGTGGAGATTCAGGACAGACTCTCCAAGATGGCCATGGAGGTAACCGATGGGTTTGAGAGACTTCCTGGTGAGACTCTCGCGCAGCAGGCCGACAGGTACGCCAAAGATCCAAACATAACCGCTGAGAAGAAGGATAGGCTCACCTCCATCATGGAGATGATGATCGACGGAAGCGCCATGATGACTAAGCACTAAGGCTCTCGTGATCCATGGGTTACGATGTCTCACTGTCTATGAGACCAAACGGGTTCGAGTCCCGTCGAGAGCGCCAGCCGAGGAGATGATGATGTTAGAGATGATGAACTATCACGCGATCATAATGCCCCACGTGGCAGACAACCTCACGGAGAGCGACATAGCAGAAGCGAAGGAGCACCTCAATAAGCTCGGCTTCAAGTACTTTGTCTACGCGGTCAGCACCGAGGCGAAGGTAAGGAAGGTGTACAGGGTGGCGTGTTTTAAGGAACCCCCCGACAAGGAGAGCCTCCGCCGACTCGAGGAGGAACTCGACAGCGACGGCCCATATGCCATGGGGGATAAGATCCTTAATAAGGACTACGTCCTCGAGGAAGATGACGATGGCAATCGGCGCCCGGCGTCGGCGACGCTGCACTGATGAACGACGAGTTGTTCTTAAGATTCACAAAGGGTGTCATAAGGCGGCCGTACGAAGGCCACCGTATGACATTTAGTCACCGCAGGGATCTGCACCTAGATTCTACGAACTACAAATATCCGGAGGTGAAGGATGATCTTAATCTCTTGATAAAAGAAGGGCTGGTTGAGCGGACCCAGGACGGCTGGGTCACGGGAGGCTCCAGAGACATCTTTGAATTTACCGATGAGGGGATGAGAATGTACCATAGGTTGAGAATTGGTGTATAATCTTGAGATAGTAAGGAGTTTTCTGTGCACGGTGTTCAACAAGATTCCTACAGAAGGTGAACCGCGCATTACTTTTTGCGGGTTCACCTCGACACACGGGGCCCCATGGCGGTCGGCCACCGTGCGAAACGAAATTATATACCTACTAAGGATGAATCTCATCGAGAGGACTCGTGAGGGTTGGTATGGGTCTTTTGGCGCATCTAATCAGTTTCACTTTACCGCCGAGGGGGTGAAGGTCTGCAAGAAGATAAAAGCCGGTTCGTCCAATGGCTAGGGCGCACGCCCGATAAGCGTGAAACGATGGGTTCGATTCCCACACTGGCTACCAACTTGAAGGAGTAGACATGCTTCGATTCATAGAACTCGTGATGATAATCGTCATCTGCGCGGCAGTCGGTTACGGCGTGGACTGGTTGGTCCCATGAGGGTGCTCGTCTGCGGCGACCGCGAGTGGAAGGATTTTGTGTTCATGGAGCGCATCCTATCGAGGTTTTGGCTCCACGCCTCGGTGATCATTCACGGTGACGCCAGGGGAGCAGACAAGATGGCTGCCAACTGGGCGAAGTCCAGAGGCATCAGGCCTGAACCTTATCCGGCGGACTGGGATAGATACCACAGGGCGGCGGGCCCGATCCGCAACCGCCAGATGCTCAAGGAGGGGAAACCCGACGTGGTCGTGGCGTTCCATGATGATATCGAGAAGTCGAAGGGAACCAGGGACATGATCAACGTGGCCGCCGAGGCCGGCATCCAAGTTTTCCTGTACACGCACCGCGACACGGATTATGGTGATGATCATGGTGTACGTGGACTCAGCTTTGTTCCGGACGAGCTCGAAAGGGAGGAAGAAGTATTGCCATCTGACGGCGACCACGATACGTGAACTTCACGAGTTTGCCGAGAGGATCGGTGTTAAGAAATGTTGGTTCGAGAGGTCGAGGCGAGGGGTTCCTCACTATGATCTTAATGAGGATAAGAGGAAGCTGGCCGTCGAGGCTGGAGCAATGGTAAGATGAAGCGCCCAGATTTTGGAATGCATCGTGTAGAACACCAAGGCATAGAATTAGAATGTGCATACATCGTTCCTGGATTGACGATGCAGGATCTGCACAAGATATTCGATGAGGCGAAGAATCGACCAGGGAATAGCAACGTGGCCGGAGATCCATCTAGGTGGCCGGACGTGGCCGGGGTCATAGCGGTGGCGGAGGCGATGTTACGGGCACTCTATGATGAAGACGGAAATAGAAAAAATTAAGCACTGCGAGCTAGTATGGTTATTCAGCGCTCCCCTGAAGAGGGAGAGAATTAGGTTCGATTCCTAGGCGGTGCACCAATATATAGAAGGTCCCCGGGTCAGCTCGGTGAAGACGTCGCTTTTACACGGCGAATAGCGCGGTTCGAAACCGCGGGGGACTACCAACACGGAGGTCGACATGGTTGACGACGAGGCAAAGAAACCCGACGAGTCAGTATGGATTTCGGTAGTCGGCTGCCTGATCATGCTGATCCTCTTACCGGTGATCATGTGGTGTATGATGTTCGCCGTCACATGGATAGGCCTCAACTTCCCATGGCACGTTCCAAATCCTATATGGCTGGCCGAGTGTGTATCCACTGGCAGAAGGTGTGAGTTGGTGTGATGGCGAAAGAATGGTTTGAACACCTCGGTTACGACTCGGTCGAGGACGTAGCCGCGAAGATTGCCTATGAGGGCCTGGCCTACTGGCTAGACGGATATCACAACAAGAGTTCATTCGAGAAACTCCCCGACTCAGATCTCAAGACAAGGGCCCTGGCTTTCTACGACGCCAAGGACGCCCTAGAACAATCCTTCGTAGAGGCTGGGGTAGACATGGAATACGAGGAACAGTAATGCTCAAGCACCTCTACGTTATAATGTACTTCATGGGTGATCCAGTCGTCGTCTATGGGCCGCTCGATCAGTTCATCTTGCCTAGTGGAAAGGTCGTCGACGCAAATGCGTGCTCCGAGTTGGCAGACTTCACTGAGAAGGTGATGAAGGACGCGGTAGTCAAGAAGGAAGATGGATTCACGGTTTGGAAAGACAAGGAATTGCATATCGAAGACGTATCTGTCGAGTGCGTCTTCACAGAGAAACCACCTAAGCCACAATGGTAGCAGGGATCGACCCATGGTTGTTCGAGCCTGATCGCATCGAGTTCGCCTCCGGCGGTCTCGACTGCGTGATGGTGAGAGGGCCACTTGACGCCTGGTGCGGCTACTTTGGCGTTACCAGGGAACACCCTTGGTATGGGAAGGACTACAACGCCGAGGTCGACGGGGACGTCGACATGAATACCTGCATAGAAGATATCGGCATCCTAAACGCGTTTGCCATGATGAGGAACCGTAGGAAGAAGGGAAAGGCAGAGATAGCATCTTTGATCCCGTGCCACGGAGGGTTGACTTGGTCCGGACCGAGTCACTACATCGCCGACTCGAATGAAGACATCTGGTGGTTCGGCTTCGACTGCGGCCACTCAGGAGATAAGATCCCAGGTAGGAGGTCCCAGGGCAGGGTGTTCGATATTAATTCCGCGATGTTCGCCCTAGGTTTCCCAGAAAACGGTGGTGGAAAATATCGAGACGCCGGCTACGTCATGGAGTCACTCAAGAAGGCGGCCCTGTTCGCCGCCAGATATAGGAAAAAAGATGCACCGACAGATGATAACCACTAATAACTTCATAGGCTTAACGTACACCGACGGGGGCATGACCTTAACGAAGGTGATGAAAGACCTACTCAAATACGAGACCCTCTACGGTGGCTTCCGTACGTTCGCCGCTCCAGAAAACCAAGAGATGAGGGATGCCATAATGAACGGCTGGTACACCAGGGAGGACGTGGCCCCAATGAGTTTGCAGATCAGATTTTACAAGACAGAAGAGGGCAGAAGAATACTCAAGTCGCCGGTTGACACCGACGACCGACAGGTATATATATGAGCCATACACTAAGTTAAAATGAATTCGCGGCAGTATGATGTCGTCTCCAGCCTTCGGGTTGGATAGGGTGTGCCTTCGGGTGCATCAAGGATAACTCCAGCAATGGAGCCAATACCGGGAATCCCACGATACCGGTGCTAGCAATAGTCCACTTATGCAAACTCGCCCGGCCTGGTGACAGGCGGCTCGGCAATAAAACCGCCGGGCCTACGGAGTACGAGAGATGTTGGAAACGTAACCCTACTCAGGAGCCGGCTTGCCGGGAACTCTTGTGGGGGAAGTGAAACGGGTGGTGCCGTCCTCCAACTAACCGACTCTCTAATCAAGACGGGAAAGGGTAGGGGATGATGTCCGAGGGCGTAAAGCACCCTAGGGCTAGGTCCCAGTTCGAGTGGATGAGGTCGGGCGCTAAACCGGACGAGTTCGCGAAGGATCGCTAAGTAGTCGCAAGCGAAAGGCATGAAGGTGTGCTGTATTCTGGGTCTAACAAGATTCGGAGCAGTCGAGGTAGCACATCTCGGTGGGTTGCACATTGACAATAGCTGTCAACCTCTTTGAACAGAGGCTTTTGCTGGTGCGAATCCAGCTGAGCATTACAAAACGCAAAGTCTACCTCGACGGTAGGTGAAAGTTGTCTAACACTGGGGCCCGCAAGGGTAACCTAGTCCGACAGAGCTCGCAAGGCCGAGTCGGTTCGCTCTAGAGAAATCGTAGTCCCTTAGCGGGGGCGAATAGCTCGCAAGGCTAACGGTGAGGAAGGAACGGAATAGTCTGCCGTGACGGGTCTACCGCATGACCCTAAAAACTGCGACATCGTCGGTCTACTGTCCACCAGTGCGCTCCGTCGCCGGGATTGATAGACGCCGGGAGAAAGACCTCTCTAAGCAAGAGGTGCTATAATGCCCGAAGGATCGACACGGAAGCCCGCCAGTCCCAAGCTTCCACTTCTATAAATAATCCACTCAAGACCCTACCAAGGGCCATCTCGGGATAAGCTCCGAGGTGAAGATCTTTTTCAGGTTCTTCTAACGGCAAGCTGCTGGGCTCTGAACCCATGCGATCGAGGTTCGAATCCTTGACCTGAAGCCATACACCTCGAGCTAAATGGCGAAGCATCACCTCGACATGGTGGGGATACAGGGTTCGATACCCTGGAGGTGTACCATTCTTCTACGTTACGCGGGCGTCTGCTAATTGGACAGGCAACTAGACTCTCAATCTTGAAACACGGGTTCGAATCCCGTCGTCCGCGCCAAACAACTTTCCTATTTACATTCCTCCTCCCATGGTATATTCTAGCCATCACCATCCGATGGGAGCCGTGATGTCCAAGTACTTTCCATTGACCGTAGCTGCTCTCAAGAGGCTGAGACACAACCTCGGTGAGTGGTGGCACCTTCGCCGAGAACTCCGCAGACTTCGTCGGAGTTCCGTATGGCCGATCTGATAGAGAATACCTACATCATGCGGATGAGGGCCGCCTATCACTTGCACTTCCGTGGAGACGGCATGTTCACAGTGCACCATCTTGGTAGTGCTTGGGAAGATGAACTCAAACGGAAAGCCTTCGAGTATTTTCTCAAGAACGAATGGATGCGCTACCAAGGGCCGGCCCTGACCTTTTCCACCGAGCACTATGTGCTCACCGACGAAGGCAAGAAAGTGTTGGGGTGGCAAGATGACGCGTGAACAACACATCTACAATATGTCATTTATGCGGGGATCAACGCCGTTCTGCGTCAGACACGGCGGCGAATGGTATCCCGTCCACCTTCGGAACAGCTTCATATATTTTCTCGAACAAGGATGGCTGTATCGGGTGAAAGAGGGCTTCTACGACGCCGCTGACATCTATAGACTAACTTCAGAAGGAGAGGACGAATGCAGGAAGCTATTCAAGAAGCTATTCAAATAGCACTCTCCCCGATCATGTCCGACATCTTCTCCGGGTGCGAGACCGCCGAGGAGATAAAGAAGCGCTACGTGGATCTCGCCAAGGAGGTCCACCCCGATAAGTCCAAGGACCCCCAGGCCTCATCGGCCTTCTCCAACTTGTTGAAGATGTACGACCTCGCCATCGACGAGCTGAAGTCGGGTGTGTGGGCCGGACACGGGAAGAACTCCGCACTCATCAGGGGTTCCGACGCCTCGATGGTTGTTAGGTATCTAAAGAGGCGGACCGGGGATCTCGGCGAGGAGTTCATCACCAGTAGATCACTTACGTGCGTCATCCCGAGAGAGATGGCCGCCGCCGGAATAAAGATCATCGACAACATCCACCTCATCAAGGACACTTCGATCAAGAAGAATGTCATCAAATACTTGCCGATGCTGTCGAAAAAGATGCTCGGCATGGATGACAAGGAACTCGTCACCATCGGCCGCGACACGGCGACGGCGGCACTCGAGGACGTCGTGTCGGCGTTCGGCCCGCTGGATCCTAGGCACACCGCCTGGATACTGAGTTCGCTTTACGACTTCTGCTGTTTCATGCAGTACCAGAAGATGGTGCACTGCGCCCTCACCCCACAGAACGTCTTCATCGACACCAAGAACCATTCCATCCAGGTGATCGGTGGCTGGTGGTTCTTCCGCCCTAGGCACGCGCGACTCGAGGTGATCCCGAACTGGATCCATGAGAACGTGCTTCCTGGCGCCTACAAAGATAAGAGGGCGAGTATTAGATTAGACCTGGAGGCCGTGAAGGCACTCGGGAGATACTGCCTGGCGGGAGTCAAATCGGTGCCTCGGAGTCTCGACATCTGGACGTCCACTGCGTCTGGTGACGACGCCGTCCTGGAATACCAGGGATGGGAGAAGGCTCGGTCAGACGCCTTCGGTATGCGTAAATTCGTCGACTTTGGCAATGTAGCCAGCGACGCTTACAAGGAGAAGTAACATGGGTTTTGGAAGACACGATGCAGATGCCTGGGCGTCCTATACGACGGGCGCCACGGCTACCAGAGGGTCGATGAAGACGGCCAGGATGGCCGCCGACATCCTGACGTCGACAGAGATCGACGATACGCTCAAGGCAAAGAACATCGAGGTCCGCGAGGCGCGGGACTCGGCGCTGAATCCACTGTCGCTGCCGATCGTCCTGGCACTCGACTGCACGGGCTCGATGAGCGTGGTCATCTTCAATGCCATCAAGAAGTTCAACCTCATCATCGAGGAGCTGGTCGACAAGAAGGCGGTGGAGGATCCGGCAATCATGACGATGTTCTTCGACGACGTCAACTTCGTCGGAGAACGGGCACTCCAGGTCTCCCAGTTCGAGTCCGACCTGGAAGCTACCAAGCAGTTTGAGAAGATGCACATCGTCGGCAACGGTGGCGGCAACAACTCTGAGTCCTATCACCTTCCTCTCTATATGGCGGCCTTCAAGACGAAGATCGACTCGATGGAGAAGAGGAACACCAAGGGCTTCCTGTTCACCGTCGGTGATGAGGCCATGCCTCCCCCGCTGACGCCAGAACAGATCAAGCAGGTGTTCGGACCAGACGAGTCCGCGCCCCAGTCGCTATCCTACATGGATCTCTGGGAGGCGGCAGGTCGGAAATATCACTGCTTCCACGTCGTGGCGATGGGCGGAAGCTTCGCCTCGGGTGAAGGTGAAAAGAGAATGAAGGAACACTGGAAGCCTATCGGCCAGAACCTCATCATCCTCGACGACATGGAATCACTTCCCGAGGTCGTCGTGAGCACCATCCGCATCGTCAACGGCGAGGACGCCAAGACGGTGGCGAGTTCCTGGAGCGGCACCACTGCGGTGACGGTATCCAAGGCGACCAAGCACCTCGCCAAGAAGGCAAAGGGCAAGGGCGGCGACGGACCTGGGGTAGCAAAACTCTAGCCGATTGACATTTAGGCGGGCACGGTTTAGTAGTGCCCGCCTAGTGGTGCCGGACAAGGGTGAACCGGAACAAGCACCAACCCATCGAGTGAGGAGCTTCATCATGAAGAGAACACTTTTAATGTCGTCGGCTCTCGTCGTCGGCCTGCTAGCATTTGCCTCGGCTGGGGCGGAAGCTAGGACTACCCTAAACCTATGCACCGGAAAGTCCGGTCTTCCCTACGCCCAGATCGGAGATATGATAGCCATGCAACTCGCGGGTGACGGCAACGTCGAGATCCGCGTAGTCAAGGACACCGGGGGAACCTGGGGCAACATCGTCCGCACGACTCAGATAGAGAATTCGGCGATACCGACTCAGGCAGACTACGATTCTGGTGCCGCATGCCACGCCTTCATCGGACAACCCGACGGGCCGGCACTCCTTGCCAGAAAGAATCCCGGCGAGGCAAAGAAACTCTCAACCGTAGGGGCACTCCATCGCGAGTATCTCCACGTTGTGTGTAACAAGGCCAGCGATGTCGATGATCTTAATGACCTACCCGGCACGAGCGGCACGATAGCGGTCGGCAATCCCGGCTCGGGTGCCTGGATAATCTGGGAGAACTTCATCTACGAAGATAACTCCTACGGCACAGTCCCGACGAATACGCTCTCTGGCATTGACGCCATCTCAGACGTCGCGTCTGGGACGACGACCTGCGCACTAGTGGCGGCCGGCCTTAAGAACGCCGACATGAACGAGGCAGACGAGCTCTTCGGTGATGAGGTCGTCCTAGCAGGCGCCAACGACAAGGACTTCAACGACGCCGTGGACATCGAAGGCAAGGCGCTCTATGAGTGGAGAGAGATCCCAAGTGGGACGTATCCTCTCCATTTGCAGGGCTGGTTTTCTGCCGCCGATACCATCTCATGGCAGGCCAAGGTCTACGTCAACTCGAGTCGTATAGCCGATCCGAAGGCGAAGACAGCACTCATCAGGGCGGTGGCCAGGGTGAAGGCGGCCGTCCAGAAAGAATACGGAAACTAATCGAGGATTGAAAACGGCTGGGCTACACACGCGTGCAACCGCGATGCCCAGTCGGGGGCCGGGCCATTCTCCTCCTCGGTCCGGCCCTACCTACTTAGGAAGGGACGCGCGTCATGTATATGGACATCAATACGCTGGGATGGTTCATCGTCATATTAGTCATTATATCGGGTCTCATCTCGTTTTTGCTCGTGAAGAAGATCAATCGATATATCTACAACATGCCCCAGTGGTTGGACATAACGGTGTTCTGGATCCTATCAGGAATCTTCCTCGTGATGTTTATCTGGGCCGCCACGATGGGCTAAAAACTACTTGACATCTGGGCTGACTGGTGTTATAGTCGGCATATGGAGGAGTGATACACAATGGCTACAGCAAAGCGAAAACTCAGCACGGTACAGGATATTCTGGCAGACGTCGCCAGGGCGAGAGGATCAACTAGGACTTCTGCCGTCGAGGCGGACCCTAAGTTCGCGGACATGGCCGCCAACCCATTTTACCAGGTCATGTTCAACGAGAAATTGGCACCGAAGCAGCGAGCCGAGGAATTCGCCAAGCTGATGGAGTTCCAGGGCACCAAGGAAGCGAGTCGCCAGCGAGTCGCCGAGCAGGAACACTTCAAGGAATATCTCCAGCACGTCAGGGAGGAGATGGCACTCGAGATCATCGCGCTGACGAACACCGACGCCTTCGCCCAACTCAAGGATACCTACAACCACCTCAACCAGGGCCTCATCGACTTCGAGAACCAGATGGGCCCGCTGACCGACATCATCGACGCCGTCTATAAGCTCCGCACCAGCGGCATGACGCTCGACGCCTTCCGCACCATCATCGAGGACAAGAAGAGGGAGGAGGCCAGGACGCTGGAACTCGGCAACCTCGAGAACAATTCCAACTTGCTCAAGAAGCAGATCACCGATGCTGACCAGGCTATCGCCGTACTCAGGACGAAGAAGAAACTCTGGGGGCTCGGCGGGATATCACAGGACGCCAAGGAGGCGATTGCGACGCGCGAGGTAGACCGTAAGCAACTCGACACCGAGCTCTCCGACATCCAGAACAAGGTGACCCAGCTCGAAGCAGAGGCGCCTCCTCCTGACGAGAGGGGTGAGGAGTTCACCAAGCAAAAAGAGCAGCTCAGGGAGCTACTCGACATCTCGTCAGAGGAACACAAGGCGCGCCAGGTGGCGCTGGTCACCGCCGCCGTCGATTTCGTCAAGACTTCGAAGAAGGAGACCGGGTCGATCAAGGATCACCTCGGTCAGATGAACGGACAGATAGAAGGCCTGGCCGATGCCAACGACAACATGAGCGGGGTCTATGCCGTCATGCAGGAAGGTGGAAAGATCGCCGACACCCACAACAGGGAACAGCTCGCTAAGGTGTCGACCCCGGCACCCGACGAGGACGCGGTCACCAAGATAGCGCGGGAGTCCAAGAAGCTCGCGATCGACCAGCACATCAAAACGGTGGAGACCACCATGGTCGACACCATGACCACCCTGGCCGACCTGACGTCCCAGGCGATCCGGGTCAAGGGAATGCGCGACAACAACGCTGACAACATGAATACGGCCAGGATACTTCACAGCCAAGGCGTTGCCGGGGTAGCCGACCGATTGAGCACGGTGCTTCAGGCGGTGTCCATGGCGGCACTCGGTGAGTCATCGGCGATGGCCGGACAGACGCTCCAAAAGATGCGCGACTCGACCAACGCCGTCACCCAGAAGGAAGCCATCCGCACGGCAATGGGTGTGACAGAACAGAGCGACGCCCTGTCCAAGGTGATCGACGACCTCGCCGGCTACGGAGAGGTGATCAACACCGCGACGGACATCACCAAGGAGGGTCTGGCAGAGATGCGGACGAGGATGCAGGAACTCGAGGAACTCGCGACGAGCGTCAGGGAATCGACCCAGAAGGCGTACGCGGTGAACTCAGATACGATCAGGCCAGATAAGGAGCCAAAGATCAAGGCGTCCGCCCTGGATGAAAAGAAACCATTTGGCAATCTTGGAAGAGGTATATAATCATGGCTGAACTAAAGCTCACGAAGGCTCAGGTCGAATCACTCGAGGAAAAGAAAGTTGAGTGGATAGCCGTCGGCAACAACACCGACATGGCGGACGTCGAGAAGGGTGAGCACTTCATCAAGAAGTTCTATAGAACCCTGGGGCGACCGGAACCGATCATCCTCAACATGTCGTCTCCCGGTGCGTGCGAGTTCCTCGCCGGCACCTTGCCAAAGAAGGCGGAGACCGCGAAGATGATCACCTCGAGCCGGAAGTCCCTGCTCGAGACCGAGAAATACACTGGCGACGAGCGGGTGTGCTCGGCCCTGGCATCATCTGCACAGGCCGAGATCCAGGTTGAGCGCCTCCTCAAGGCGGTCACGGCAAGTAAGAAACCCTTTGAGTTCGGCAAGCAGATCGGCGGCCTGACGAGATGGCAGCTGGAAGACCAGCTATCGAATAAGTTCAAGGAGAAGTACAGTGATTCCAGTTCATCCGACCTCTTCAAGTCGGTGAACGATATCTGGAACTTGTTTAATCCAATCACCACGATGATACGCAACACCATCGGCAACCAGAAGGCGACCCGGCCGTTTACCAATAACGCGGTGACGACGCAGAGCCTAACAGCCTGGTACATGTTCTATATGTTCGGCAAGGAGATCGGCGCGGAATTCCCTACTGATGACATCGTCAAGCTTGACGCCATGGCCGACGTCAGCCGGACCGTCGGGTGGATGTCGCCGTGGGAGAACATCTGCCTCTTCAGCGATCGCCCGTCAGCCATGAGGCACGACGAACTCGGGCGCCTCCATAGTCTCGAGAAAGCGACCATTGAGTTCCGCGACGGCTGGGGTTGCTACGCCTACAATGGTCTCATCATCCCGGGTGAATGGATCTACGACAAGAAATCGCTCAGCGCCAAGACCGCGCTGACCTGGGCAAACATCGAACAGAGACGGGCCGCTATCGAGATCGTTAGTTGGGCGAAGATCCTCAAGGATCTCGACGCCAAGGTGATCGACGAGGACGGGGACCCGCTCATCGGCACCCTCGTCGAGGTGGAACTCCCCGGCATCGGTCCGTCGAGGTTCTGCAAGGTGCTCTGCGGCACCGGCAGGGAGTTTGCCGTGGGTGTGCCCCGTCAGGTCAAAACCGCCATCGAGGCGCAGGCCTGGATGCAGGGAGTCGAGATGAAGGACTTCACTCGGCCGGAGGTGCGGACGTGATCAACAAGGACATCCTTCTCGCCAACCGCCGGGCCATGACCGGGAAACACATGGAATTCCTCAACCACCACGTCGTCTCGTGCCTGCTGAAGGACAAGACGATGAGCATGAAGGTCATTGCCAAGAGACTCGGTTGGAAGAGAAGGAAACTCGAGAGGGTGTTGTCCAACCCCAGCAAGATCGGCATAGACACCATGAGCGACGTCATCTTTGCCTGCGATGGTGGCGTCATAAAGTGGGATAGCATCAAGAATCACGACGTCGTCACCCCGGAGGAGGAGACCCCTTCGAACGCCGAGGTGGCGAACCAGTGAAACGCGCACGGCGTCCCCGTGCAATGAAGAGGAGAAACTACATGAAGAAGTACTTAATCGCACTGGCACTGCCGGTGATGTTGGTAATGGCTGCGCCGTCACTGGCGGGGGAGAAGGGTTGTCAGAGTTGCACCAAGGAAGTGTCGTCCAGTATCTCGGTCAGCATGGTGAACGGTGGTGACCTCAAGCCCGACGGCCCCCGTGGATGCACGGTGCCGAAGACGAACTACAACCTGGCGATGAACCACCTGACCTGCTTTATCCAAGGGTCCGGTGCCAACGCGACGGTACGCACGGTAACGACAACGTTTACGCGCGAAGTTGAAGTACCTTGCCCGCCGCGCACCCGCGGCGCCCGAGGCTAAAGATGATAAGGCGATGGCGCGGGAAACTGCGCCATTTCTTTCTCGGTATGAAGAAACCAATCGTCCCAGCTATCACCAATATGATCGCCTTGTTGCAGTGTAGAATTGTCTATACAGATCACCGCTGTTATCTATCCGGTGAGTTTGACGAGGTCTTGAAGAACGGTTGGTTCTTCAAGATTGAGACATCACCGCTCGACGCGTTCCAATGGTTGTTTGAGAGGACTGAAGAAGGCGCGACTGAATACTATCGGTTAGCTGGGCCCCGCGCACAGGAATTGAAATAATGAGCAAGTTGAATTGGTTCACCGTCATAGTTGTTGGTCTCGCGCTCACTTACTGCACGGGTGACATGGTGGTCCACCTGCCTATGTGGAATTGAGATATGGAACTCGACTTGCCATGAGGACGCTTCGTCTTAATGAGATTCTACCCGGCGTCGTCTCTAAGGGTTATACCATGAGTTGTGAAATGTTATACGGTAACGAGTATTCCGAGAAGTTTGCCGAGTTCCTATTGGATGGCTGGTTCTATAAGGAAGAAGTTTGCCCATTCGATTCTAATGGAAGACTTATTGGGGTCTGGCACTTCGTCAGGACGAGTGAAGGCGCCATGCAACATCGATTGACTCGCACGGAGAAGTGATATACAATGAAAGTTTGGAGGGGTCATGAACTATCTCGTTTCTGGAGAAGATAGGCTCGAGAAGTCGCCCGGTTTCCGGTGTGTCGGCCGATCCGCCGAGCTCAAGGAGATGGCCTCGATCCTCACGAGGAAGCACTCGAACAGCATCATATTGACCGGTCCCGGCGGGGTGGGGTGCACCACCATCTGCCTGGGTCTCCAGGCCTGGAAGGCCAACAGGAGTGATCCAGCACCATTCGACATAGCTAGCAAGAGGATCTTCTGGCTCGACACGGATGGCCTGTTCTCGTCCGGCGACTCGAAGATCATAAACTCCGAGTTCCAGAAGATAACGTCTGCCCTGGCCAGCACCAGCGAATCCATCCTCATCATAGAGGACGTGGCTGACTTCATCAACGCCGCCAAGGCCGGCGGGTACGATCACTTCATCAACGCCCTCATGAACATGGTAAAGCTCGATGAGTCCCAGGTGATCCTAGAGGTGAAAGACGAGTCGTTCGACTCCGTCATTAAGTCACACTCGGATATGATCGAGCTCTTCACCGTGCTGGAGATAAGGGAGCCCACTGACGACGTACTCAAGCTGATCGTCACAGACTCAGCTGATGCACTCGCTAGGTATCACCATCTCGGCGTCGAGGAGTCGGCGATCACCGCCGCCATATCACTTACCAACAAGTATCGGGCAGCCATGAATCGAGCCCAACCCACCAGGAGCGTCAATCTGCTCGATCGCGCCTTCGCGACGTGGAGGATGGACTCCCACGCCACCATCAATAAAGAAGACAAGAACACCCTTGCCCTGATCTCATCTGAGCTCAGGGCGACGGAAGACGTGTTCATCGATCTCAACGAGGAGATGGCCGCGGAGGACGCCCGACTGGAGGCATCGGCCGACGGACAGAAGAAGCGCATCAGCGCCTTCAGCAAGCTCGTCGGCAACGGGATTGACAACCCGACGAAGAAGGCGATAAGAGAGCGGATCGACGCCGTCCAGCGCGAGCTCGACGGTAAAAAGGCGAGATACGACGCCCTAGTCAAGAAGGTGAACGCCGGAATCAAGCTTGCCAAGACCCAGGTCACCAATGAGTTCTCCCGCATCTCCGGCATCCCCGCAGAGAAGCTCAACGAGGACGAGCGCGAGAAACTTCGCAACCTAGAGGCGAATCTCTGCAGGCGAATCTTCGGCCAGGACGCGGCAGTCAAGCACGTGGCCAACATGGTCAAGACGTCCAGGATAGGACGCCGCAACAACGGGCGACCGATGGGTGCCTGCATGTTCATGGGCCCGTCCGGAGTAGGGAAGACTGAGATGGCGAAGGCACTTGCCGCCAATCTCTTCGATGATGAGAAGGCGCTGTTCCGACTCGACATGTCGGAGTACATGGAGAAGCACGCCGTGGCCAAGCTTATCGGTGCCCCTCCAGGCTACGAGGGATTCGACGCTGGCGGCATCCTGACCAACACCGTCCGTCGCCAGCCGGTATGCATCGTCCTCTTCGACGAGATAGAGAAGGCCCATCCGGACGTATTCAACATATTGCTCCAGGTGCTCGGCGACGGGCGCCTGACCGACAACGTCGGCAGGGTCGTGTCTTTCCAGGACACCTACATCCTCTGCACGACCAACATTGGTCAAGAGCACTACCTCAACAAGAAACTCACCGTGGCCCAGGCACAGGAAAAGACGCTCGAGGATCTCGACAAGACGTATCGGCCGGAGTTCCTTAACCGCTTCGGCGGCCGGAAGGACATCATCCAGTTCCTCGCCCTAGGAGTCGACATCATCAAGCAGATCGTCCTCCGAGAGACCGCTCTCATCAATGACGCCTATGTTCTCGAGAACATCTCGTTGAACGTCCCACCGGAAGAAGTCCAAAAATTCTGCAAGAAGAACTACGACCCGCGGACCGGGGCCAGGGGGTTGCCTGGGCACCTTCGCTCGACGCTCGAGCCGATGATCGCCGACCTGGCCCTCGCCAAGAAGGAGGAGGACGTGCTCAAGCTCAACATCGCCTATGACTCAGTTACTTCTAACCTCGTGGTGACGAGATGATGACTCCCTACACCCTAACCGCCAAGGACATCGCCGACCTCGAGGAACACGCCGCCCAACAGGCCGCGCTCAGCCTCAAGGCGCTTGTCAATATAGAGGGCTCGACTGACTTCGTTGAGAGTGTAAAGGAGATGGCCGCTGGCAATGGAAGCGGGAGCAAGATCGCCAAGAGGGCATTGGAAATATACAATGAGAATCTCTGACGACATCAAGAAGTTCCGGAAGACCGCCGCGGACAAGAACGCCGCGGTCGAGGCCGCTATCGCCAACTCCACGACGGGTAAGATCATCCGGCGCACCGGGCAGTTCACCATGGCCGTCGACTGGTTGTCGACCAAGCTCGGTCCGATATATAAAGTCGTGTCCTGGCCCTTCCGCAAGCTCATTACGGGTTATTTCTGGCTATGGGACAAGACGGTATACGACGACACGGGGAAGTTCAGCAAGACCTTGGCAGGAAGTTTTCTCTTTGGCTCTGGTCTATTCCTCTATTTCCTCGCCCTCCCCATACTCGGTTTCTTCTGGGACGCCGGCCTCTACGCCGCCACGGTCAAGCACGAGCGGGTCTACCTCTTCAACTCGCAGGAACTGGACACCCTCGACAACGTCCATTCGGTGAAGGGTTGCTATGTGATCCCATGCGGTGACAACGACAGCACCTATTTCCGGGTCAGGGCGACGCTTTTCAATGAGGCCTGGAGCCTTCTTCATTACGGGAAACTATTCTTTCCAGATTTTGTGTCTGGCGCAGTACCGGGCGGTACTTCGGAGTGTACAATCACGTCTTACGGGTTTAGAATGAAACTATTCGTACGGAGTTTTGATATATATCCAGACCTGCTCGAATCGACTTGTAAACCAATCTAAAAACGGGGTTGACACCTCTCCGAAACCATAGTATAGGTGTCTGACTACAACCCAAGGAGACCACTGTAATGAAGACATTTAAGACCACGGCTGCCCAGGGTGAGATCTCGATCCGCAAGATCGCGAAGCTCCCTCCGATGTCTGACCTCATCGAGGTCAAGCCGGTCAACGGGCAGTTCATCATCGGCCACTCTGAGACCGGCCATCACCACGTCATGACGATGGAGAAGGTCAAGGTCTTTGAGGCGAAGAACCCACCGGCCGGAATGAAGATCCTCTACGCCCTCCTCGATGGCGACAAGGAACTTACCCACGAGCGCCCTCACGACACCCACGAGACGATCAAGCACGATGCGGGTGTCTACCAGTACAACCTGGGACGCGAGTTCGACCACTTCGCCGAGCTGGCCCGCAAGGTTGCCGACTAAGGAACCGATGTGGTCCTCAGCCTTTACGTAAGGGCGTCGGGAGTACGAGACGAAGCACGGGCATGGAAGCTCGTGCTTCGTCACTACGACGGGATAGAAGTCGACTACACCACGCTCGGCTACATGGGTTGGAACCTAGCCCAGCGGGTTGTCTCGGCCGGGAAAGTTGCCTGGTATGAGACGGAGACGACCGCTTACCCGTGCAAGTATTGTGACAAGCACTTTCCCGCAACGTGCAAGAATATTCGAGACGTCGAGGAAATCGCCAAGGCGCAGCCGAAGAGTCCCTGCGTCGAAGCCCTGGCGAAGATTGAGAACCTGAAGAGGGAACTTAAAGAATGAAGTTCTGCCACCAAGTGGGCCCTTGGCGATTCGGCTATCAACCATTTCGCGTCGAAGATATAAAAATTCATCGCTTTTACGTCGGTCCATTTTATCTCATGTGGTGAAAGAAATGTTAGTCCCCCTCATAGCCTTCATCGTATTCATCGCCTGCTCGTACAAGGCACGACTGGTATGGTATAGGGACACCTGGCCGAGCAAGGGAATGGCGATCTTCTGGGGGGCCTGCGCCGCCGGCTGCATAGTCCTCACGGTATTCGCGGCGATCAGCCCGAGGATCTAGGATGGCCTCCGTCAGGACTATCATCGACTTGCTTATGGAACACCGTGGTGGTGGTAATTTTCAAACCCCGATTCATTTCACTCTCCCAGAAAACATTCCGTACGTTATTGAGGCCATGCAGGAAGGGTACGTAACTCTGGAGAATTATTCCCCGGAATATTGGATAGCTGGAAACGAGTTTACACGGAAGCAACATCCGATTACGGTCAGGTTGACCAGTGAAGGAATATTGGTCCGTGGGAAACTCTAGCCCGCGCGTGAAATGGAAAGCTAGAGACATCGTCGCGGCCAGCGTCGGTGGGGCGGGCAAGTTCGGCATGATCGAGAATATCATCACCATCGAGTCGCTCCTCTCCCATGGATTCCTAGTCTTAACCGATCACTCACCTCCTAGAAACCCCTCTGGAGAAAGCAACAACCGCAGCACCATATCCGTGACCGCCACCAAAGAAGGAATAGACTACTTCAAGATACGAAATGATGACGATAGATGAAAATGAAGAGATGTTGTTCCTCGCCGACGTCGGGAAGTGGTGGAACGGCGTCCTTTACCTCCATGGGTCCGACGAGGTCATCGATAATAGGACAATAAGGCAAGTGGAAAATATACTCAAGAATGGCTACGCCGCCCTGGTGCACTGCAGCCCAATCAGTGTTGTGAGGCATCATCGGCGAGTAGAGCTCGCGATAACCCCTGAGGGGCGGCGCCGTCTCGATGAACTCATGGTTAAAAGACACCGGCTTCTTTCTAACGAGAACGTCTTACACGGTTGACACCGGCTAAGTTACCATATATAAACGACTATTATGAATTGGTCCCGTAGCTCAGCTGGACAGAGCACCGGTTTCCTAAACCGGGGGTCACAGGTTCGAATCTTGTCGGGATCACCATCATGGAAGGAGTGTTTGCTATTAGCACGAAGTTAAAGCCACCTAAGCCTACGCCTAGCCTACCGTATGTCCCAGGAATCACCGAGGACGGCGTTAAATACAAGAATAGGATTCATTATGTCAGGCATAGCAGCAGGGCAACTAAAGGCTTTCGTCGAAAGAATCGAGGCACTGGAGGTCTCCAAGCGAGGCACCCAGGGGGACATTAAAGAAGTCTACCTGGAAGCCAAGGCCGACGGATTCGACGTCAAGATCCTACGAAAGGTTATATCTGAGAGGAGAAAGAAGGAAGACGAGCGCAACGAGGAAGCGGAGTTGATGGACGTCTACCTCAGTGCTCTCAAGGAGTGATTGCATCCTACTACACATCGTGACTACGAGGAGGTTTTTCGTGCATAAGGATGTGATCAATGTCGAAGGTTATAAAACAATACAAGATCAAGGAACCTACGATCGAACTCTTGGCTATCGAGCTATTCAATCAGGACGCGGAATACGGGTGCGGTTGGATGGAGCTCTCGGAAGATACGAGGAATAGATACAGGGAGATGGCCGCCGGAAGGAAGCCCATCTCCGAGAAGCGGATAGAAGTAGGATGAGGAGAGAGAAGGCCGGCTGACGGGAAGAGGTATACCTCCATAGCTCAAACCTATGGGCGTGTCGGTTCGAGTCCGACGCCGGCTACCATTTATCATGATCACCCAGCGCAGGTTGCGAAGAATGGTGAAGGCCGCGGGTGCTAAGCCCGGACACGGCGATCATCGGCTGTACGCAGAGATCTGGGACCCCGTCGACAAGAAGCTCCTTGCCTGGGGTCACAACTCCAAGGACGATAGCGACCTCTCGGTGGCGTACGCCAAGCACCATGAAGTAGTTGGAACCCACGCCGAGGTGGCCGCCATCGTCAACGCGCTATCCAGGCACGTCCGCATCAATGGAGCCTCCATGTTCATCGCCAGGGCAAAGAAGCTCCGCCGCGGAGGTCGCTACGTCGCGGGCCTGGCGCAGCCGTGTGACGGGTGCAAGAAGATCATCGACGACTTCGGCATCATGGATCTCATCTACACCTTTGGTCAGAAGGGTGAGTTCATCCAAACGGTGCACGTTCTGAGAGGTAGTCATGGCTTTTGAGGATGAACTGCGGTGGTATGTCTTCGTAAGGAGGCGCTTTTGAGTTTTATGAAGGAGGCGGTCGGCTATCGTGAACAGATAGCCCGCCTGAAGAACTTCTTCTTCTCCAAGCCGGAGATGCTCTACAACCTCCGGGAGATGCGCCAGCTGTGGGAGGCCGGGCCATACAAAGGCCAGTTCTACTCGTGGCTGACCATCTACGATTGTCATTACACCAAGGAACCAGAATGGAAAGATGAGATCATTCAACACGTCCTGGGGTGTTTCGAGGGGGAGTTCGAGGACATCCGGGTGAAGGATCCTCCGCCGAGACTAACGTCGAGAGGGGCGACAATATACGAGTGTTCCGTTCTCTTTACGTTCAAGAAGGAGGCCCCATGAGTTTCCAAGATGAACTCAAGTATCGGGAGGCGATCCAAAGCGCTAAGACCGGCTGGTGGAGTCGAAAAGAGATGCTGAAGCGGTTCATCAGTGGCAAAAGCTACGTGTACTGCGGCTATGATTTCAGATTCGTCGAACCTGATTGGGTGGAGGAGATGATCCAGCACATGATCGCGACGTTCCCGGACTTCGAGATCACTGTACTCAGAGAATATATCAATTCCGACGCCCCCGGCCATCACCGGTGTTACATAAAATTTGAGAAGAGGTAATGGTGTTCGTATTCGGATCTAATCTTGCCGGCCGCCACGGCAAGGGTTCCGCCCTGGAGGCGGCCAAGAAACACGGTGCCGTGAAGGGCCAGGCGGTCGGGCTGCAGGGAGACAGCTACGCGATCCCGACGAAGGACTCGTTCCTAAAGCCACTTCCCATCTGGAGGATCCGACTCTACGTCGACGCCCTCATACTCTTTGCCAAGAGGAATCCTGGGATGAGCTTCGGCATCACGAGAATCGGATGCGGACTGGCCGGCTACGATTGGGAAACCCAGGTGAGGCCGCTGTTCCCCGAGGTGTTGCCACCGAATTGCAAGTTTATTGACACGTCAGACAAAAGGTGATATGGTATATCGATGAGTTATCGCGAGAAGTTCTTTGCAGACTTCCTCAAGGTAAGAGGCGTCGAGAAGGCCTGTACCGGGTGCAACGGCACCGGGGCTAAGTCCTATCCCGATACGTCTACTTGGAGAGGAGACGGCGGAGGGCAATCGTTCGAGATAGACGTATGCGACGAGTGTTGGGGATCAGGAGACGTAAAGCCATGGCCATCGCACCGAGAGTTCTTCGAGATGAAGCGCGAACTGAAGCTGTTGAAGCGCGGGATCTAGACGCGGTCCGCAGGATGGAATTTCACGACAAACTTCCTCCGGAGTGGCGCGTCGTCATGAGTGAGTTTGGCGAGGAACCAAGGATCATCTACAACTACTTCGTCCTCGGGATCAGCCTGGAAGTTGCGCGTCGGAATTTGCTAGTGAGCCGGCGTAACTTGCACACCAAGATCTTTGCCGGTGTACAACCATATCTAAAAGAGTTATAAAGGATAGCCAACACAAAAGAGGAGATCACCATGGCAGACAATGATGAAGCCGAAACACCGCTGAAGCCCGGACAGGATCCAGCGAAGCAAATGCTGGACTCGGCGATAGCTGCCCTCAACAAGGGCGCCAAGGAAGGCACCCAGAATGCACTCAAGGACCTTCTCAAGAAGAAGGGCGAACACCAGAGGGGCATCAAACTCATCGACCTCGAGATCGACAAGTTGCTCTCTGACTTCAAGGCCGGCCTACTCACGTAACTATGCACCGTGGGCCTTGGGATGAAGGAGGAGGGGTAATGGAATCTATGTACTTCCAGCACTTCAGCGGCCAGGACAGGAAGGGAGAATTATTCTTCTCTTCCAAGTGGTTGACTGAGGCGCCAGACGTAGATATCTGGATCGGCGCCTTCATCAACACCTCGACCAGGAAACTGGGGGAGGCCGGATGGAGGGCCAGGTTCACCCACTCCTACGTCATGTCTAGACCAAGGATAAGGTTCTACGACGGGAATAACCCAAACACCGGCTTCAGGCTCGATTTCCAGAAGTCGTCGGTGATGGTGAATGAATCCGTCTTGGTCTGGGACATGTTGATCCACGCCGTGGCCGGGGGAAATATCAGCTCGAAGAATCGCTTCTTCACCAACGAGCCGCAGCCGAGCCCGATACAGATCATCTTGGCGGTGGATAAAAGACTCAAGGAGATCCAGGAGAGCAAGGGCGCCTACGCCGACGTGGGCCAGGATCGCGAACTCGAGCTGCTCCAGAACATGAACGATAAGCGCCTCGAGAAGATCGGTGACTTCCGCGGGGTCGAACCCGTGAAGCAAGAAGAAATTGATAGCCTACTCGGCGGGCAGTACGAGCACGAGAGAAGCGATCAAGAAATTTTTTGGAACGAGGTAAATAACCCCTGATGACCATCACCATATACTCTGAGAACATGTTGCCGACTGACTCCACAGAATACGAGCTTCTCACAGAGGCGGCCGAGATGGCAGCCGGTATCGTCGGCATGGGGTGTGAGATTGGGCTCCGTCGCGGAGGTGGGTCTCGGATGATCATGGACTCCTTCATCAAGAAGGGAGAGTTCAAGACCCACGTCATGGTCGACCCATGGGGCGACATCGAGTATCTGACGACGGAGAAGAACCAGACTCGTCTCTACACCGACTACACAAACGAGATGCGTGCCCAGTGCCTGCAGGAACTCTTCACCTACTACGACGGGAAGAAGCCCGTCAATCCCATCGTGTTCAACATGGAGGATAGTGAGTTCTTCACCCGCTTCTATGACTACGTCCCCACCTATTTCAACAAGGGCAAGGTGAGGGAGACACACTACTGCATCGCCCACCTCGACGGGCCGCACGACTCAACGGTCGTGATCGAGGAGGCGGAGTTCTTCGCTGACCGGATGCACGTCGGGGCGATGCTCGTCTGCGACGACACGAACCTCTACGATCACGTTAGGGCCGAAAAAAGGATCCTCGAGCTCGGCTTTGAGGTATACAAGCGAGGTCAGAGGAAGGCGGTCTACCGCAAGGCGGCCGAGCCGCCAGAGAAAATATTTGCACTGCTGTAACATCCTGAGGAGGAGAACATGAGACTATTCGAGGAGGCACACGCGGTCATAGGCGCCAGCTACGGCGACGAGGGGAAGGGTAGCGTCACATACGCCCTGGCCGATCCCGACTGCACGGTGATAAAGCACAACGGCGGCGCCCAGGCCGGGCACACCATCGGTCACGACGGCCAGAGGTTCGTCCATAGCCAACTCGGCTCAGGCACGGCCAGGGGTGCACTCACCTATCTGGCCCAGACGTATCTCGTGAATCCACCACTCCTACTCGAGGAGATGAAGTCCTTCTACGAGATCTTTACGCTGATGCCGATGGTCGTCATCTCCCCCCACTGTCAGGTTGTGACCGGCATCGATATGCTGGTGAACCAGGTACTCGAGACCAACCGCGGTGGCAAGCGCCATGGTTCCTGTGGGCACGGCATCAACGAGACAGTAACCCGCAACCTCGCCGGCTTTGAGCTGACGATGTATGACTTCCTCTGCGAGGGAAGCATAAGTTCAGTCAGAGACTTCATGACCAGGATGATCACCACCTATTATGTTCCTCGCCTCCTGAGCTACAAGATCGACCCGGAAACGGTGAAGGCTTTCGTCAAGATGGCAGAAGCCTTGGTAGAACCAGAATGCGAAAAGACTAAGGTACTCATAGAACACCCATCGATCAGTTTCTCAGTCCTGCCGAACCCCAACAACAGGGCTGTATTCGAAGGTGGTCAAGGGCTTGGCCTCGATGAGAACAACAGTAAGAACTTTCCGTACGTCACCAGATCGAAAACCGGTGTATGGAACCCGACGATGCTGGCGCAGGTCTACGGCGTCGACAACATCGAGGCGCACTACGTCACCCGCCCATACGTCACTAGGCACGGCCCTGGCCCTCTTGAGAATGAACAAGATATAGAAGACCGGGAGGTATTCATCCCGCACTTCAGCGACGAGACCAACGTTCACAACGAGTGGCAGGGCGAATTTAGGACAGCGTTCTTTCAGGAGGACGTCCTAAAGCGCATGGCAAGTGACTACGGGCCCGCGTCTGGAATCACTGTCAAGAAGAACATTGCATTGACCTGTCTCGACCACGTCGACGAGTTCGTGATCAGGGGAGACGACGACGAGGACACGTTGTTCACCAACGACGTCGCCGGTCTGATGGAATATATGAACGACTACGTCGAGTGCTCTGACCATTTCTCCGACGTGATGGCCGTTGAGCACGGGAAAATAATGGAGAAGTCTGACATCGATGAATAATAAGCGAGAACAGCTGGAGGCCGGCCAGGATGTCATCACCTCCGAGAGGGGTCACTCCATGGAGCCCCTCATCAAGTCGGGCCAGAAACACCGCCTGAGTCCGACGAAGTGGACCGACGTAGAAGTCAACGACATCGTATACTGTAAGGTAGGCAAGTACTACTACACCCACCTAGTGAAAGATATAAAACCAACCAGAGGAGTCCTCATCGGCAACAACAAGGGCCGGATAAATGGGTGGACGATAGAGGTGTTCGGCAAGGTGGTCGAGGTATATTGACGCCGGGCCGCTTTTGTGTTATACTGGAGAGGAGGATCGTTATGAAATATATCCTAATCATCTTGATCATGGGGCAGTTCGGTAAGGCCTCCACGGGCATCGAATTCAATACGATAGACGCCTGCGAGAAGGCCGCCATCACGATACAGACCCGTGTTCCTGAGAACAACAACGTCATGGCTTTCTGTACACCAAAGGGTTACGTGAGGTGATATCATGGTGCGGTACTCAGAAGGATTTAAGTTGCCTGCCGTCCCGCGGAGACAAGAGTTCTCCGATCGGCAGACGTACGAGAAAAATATCATAGAGAAGGCTACCATGTTCACCGCCGTCCTGTGCACGGCCCCGGCCGTCTACTGGCGGAACGAGGCCACGACTCTCGACGAGGCCAAAGGACACGCCAACCGCATGATAGAATTGACAAAGACTCGGAAGCACGTCATGATCTACGCCGTGGCGCCTCCCCACGAGGTCTACGTCGGGTCGATGGTCCCAGAAACCGGATGGAAGGAGCGCCAGCCATGATATTCTCCTTGATAGATCAGCTCGACGACAAGTATCAGGCCTGGCACCAGTCGTGGCTTGACGAGATCTACGTCAGGTACGGAATCACGATAACACATGTCCTGATTGCCTGCATCTGGTGTGACGAGCCGGGGAACCTACTCAACGCCTATGCCGAGGGCAAGCCGGGGCTCTCTCCGATCTGGGTAATGATCGACTGCGCGCTCACTGCCATATTCATCACCACCAAGAGACCGGACAACGCCTGGCTTATGATGAGCAGGAAGGCCCCGTTCATGACTGGCTTTAAGTACTTCACCGCGTATTTCTTCTTCACCGGCATAGCCCTGGCCATCAGTGACGAGACGTACTGGGTACTCAGCATCATCGGTATCTACGGCAGCCTGCCGACGTTCATCTACGTCTACTTTTCGACGTTCGACCCCGAGCTCAAGAAGAAGAGGGACGAGTACCTCATGCATAAATACGCGAAGATGCAGGAATTATGACAACATGAGCTATGATTTTTCACCTCGTTTTCCCTTAAGATTCGTTCACGATAACAACGCCATAATTCATCTTCTTAAGACTGGTATCGTCCTTCCCGCCGACTATGAATCACACATCGTTCAAAAATGCCTTGAGGACGGTTGGGTCCGGCTACAGGATAAAAATCCCAGTAGATACAGAAATGCTTCGTTAATAGTGGCAACAGAGGAAGGAATAAAACGCGCCTCAGTCCTGTGTAAACAGGGACGGCACATAAGATGCGAATAAAAGTAGGTACCGCCGAGATAAAGTTCTATCCAAAAAGGTCAGTTGACGGCGTTCACGAGTGGTTCTGGATAGAGACCGACGTCGGTTCATGGAAGTATACTGAGAGGGACTGGCCTGAGCACAAGCAGGCCATCAACAGCCACGTGAAGATGCGGAGGACGTGCATCCAGGCCGGAGGCAACCTGGGGATGTATCCCCGGTTGTTGTCGCGCATGTTTCAGACGGTCTACACCTTCGAGCCGGACCCCACGAATTTCTACGTCTTGTCGCTCAACAACCCGGCCGAGAACGTGCTCTGTTTCCAGGCAGCGCTGGGTGAGAAGCCTAAGATGATCACCGTCGATCGGGCCTCGCCTCTCAACGTCGGCGAGACAAAGATCAGCGCGGACGGCGGGCCGCAGGGATACATTCCGACCCTGACGATCGACTCGTTCAGCTGGGAGAACGGGGTTGATCTGATCTTTCTTGACGTCGAAGGATACGAGAACCGTGTCCTCAACGGCGCGACCAGGACCATTAAGAAGTTCAAGCCCGTCATAATCGTAGAGGCACCAGATGAGCAACTCATAGCTGGACTCACCAAGGCGGGATACGGTCCTCCGATGCGATATATGAATGATGCCTTGTTCCTTCCACAGAAGAGCCATGACAACAAATAGAAGAATAAACAAGTTGCTTAAGCAGGGAGTCGCCGACGTCTCTTACCACCACCCCAAAGTCGTTCAGGTGTGCCTTGAGAACGGTTGGGTCTGGAGATTCGATTCAAACCCCTGCATCTATCACTCATACGTGGTAACGTCTTCGGAAGGGGTTGAACGTATCACTCTCAATGATCCTAAATAATGAGTGGCCATAGAACCTCGCTACTTCCGCAAGAAACTCCGCCGTGCCAAGACGGGACTCGCCTCCCAGGACGTGGTGGCGATGTACGCGATCTCGATCGCCGAGGACGTAGGCCTAGACCTCAAGGTGGTGTCTACCGCCTCCTACGGTCAGAAGGACAGCGACGTCGTCGTGAGGGTCAACGGCACCGAGTTCGGCATCGAGGTGAAGGGCATCAAGGACCACGCCAAACTCATCCCCATCTTCGACAAGTCAGTCAGGCGCCACAGCGTCCCCAAGGATATCGAGAACATAACCGAGGCATACATCTCCACCCTGTCGCTGGGAGGCGCCTCGGTGAGGAGGCTCATGTCGATAGAAGGATACCCATCCGACTTCTTGGGTCTGCTAGACTTCTTCCGAGATCACGTAGACGGGACGGTCGGCCTGGCCGAGGACTCGAACAGCAGCTCGTCAGGTAAGCTCCCGAAGGAATTCCTCACCACCGACCCATACGTCCTCAAGGCGGCCAGGGCGATCATCCTCGGGAATCTCAAGGTGAGCCGCGACAGTTACTTCGCGATCCACGACAAGAGCCGCGACTCGGTCAACTTCTACTACACCGGGTTCGGGACCAACGTCCTCCTCCAGCCGAGGTTTCCCAACCTCCGCCAGGCGGCATTGGACACCTACGGGGGTGCCTCCGCCGGTGCTACCCGCGTTGCGTTCAAGGTTCGTATATAAATAGCTTTACCATGGGAAAACTCGACAAGAAACCATCAAATTTTAAGAATCGGGATGACGACGAGGATGACAAGAAGCCCTCATCCAACCGCGACGGCGAGGGAGACGATAACGACGCCTCCTTCAAGCGTGACGACCAGGACGATTCCAGCGGCGATAAGAAGCTCGATAAGAAGGCTTCTTCGTTCAAGCGCGACGGTGACGGCAATGATTCCGGTGAGAACGATTCAGGAAGTGACAACTTCAAGAAAAAGTCTGACGGTGACGACTCCTCGAGATCCGGCCAGGATGACCGCTCCTCCTCTTCCAATGATAAAGATGATAAAGAAGACGGCGGGAGCGGCTCGCGGGATGACGATTCTGGGCGGGATAGGGATGACAAAGGCGACGACGGCGACAGGTCCTCTGGGAGTGATTCTGATGACTCGCGCGCCATCACGATCGGTGACCTAAAGGCACTCATAGCCTCCAAGTCAGGCGGGGGAGACGATGACGAGAAACCCGATGGGGAGACCGACACTGGTCTCCGGGCGTCGGTCATCGACACCAAGCCCAAGGTTGAGTCATTCGGAGCGTTCAACGAGATCTCTAAGCTGACGTTGCGAGACTACATTCCGAAGGCCGCCGCCAGTTTTACCGGCGCGGCCCAGGACAACGGCATATCTAGGGCGATGCGCAATAAGAACGATAAGACGGCATTGAAGACCCTGAAGAAGCGCAAGAAGGGTCTCGCCCTGGCCATGAAGAAGATTACTAAGAATCCACCGCTTGATCGCGATGACGATAACTATTGATAAATAACAAAAAGAATACGGGAGAAAGATAGATGCCACTCTGGACAGCGAACGACGACCCGACGGGTCGCCCGAAGTATGCCAACTCGGCCGTGGTCTACGGCGTTGATCGGGCCGAGGCCCAGGTCTCAGGTAGGTCCGTCTCCCCGGGATGGGTCAACGTTACTATCGGTACCGGGTCGGTCGACCTGACCCTGGTCAACGGTGGCTCTGGCTACACCAATGCAGACGTCATTACGATCGACGGTAACGGCACCGTAGGAGTCGTCAACGCGACGGCCAACGTGGTCGTCGGATTCGGGGCCAACGTCACTGGTTCAACACTCGCGGTAGTATCTGCCGCGGCGAACGCCACCGCTACCGGTGGTGCCTCGCTACTCACCACCTTCGCCAACGGAGACAATATCTTCGTCTACACGAACTCGTCCTTCGCCAACACCCGCACCATCAACAAGGTGGTCAATTCGTCCTTCCTCAACATTACCTCGACTTGGTCCACCTCAAACGCGGCCGCGGCCTACGGCGTGGCAGGCATAGTCCTCTCGATCAACCCGAACAACGGGGGCGGATCGGGCTTCACCATCACCTCCAACACCACCGTCACCACCTCGGCTGGTCAGAACCTCACCTTCACCAAGGTGCTGGCTGGACTCGCCGGGCGCTTCTATCACGACAACCTGGTCGTGTTCAAGGGCAACATGGCAGGCGACGCCGAAGACACGATCTTCCCGGATACATGATGAGCAAGCTCATAGCATATGGAATCTTCGTCCTCTTCGCCTGCGGGCCGGGAGAAATGGCATCCAGGACGGAAGCCAGTCCGATACCCACGCACGCGACTGACGTGGTGACGACGTGGTAACTTGGAAACAAATAGCAATCATCGCCGCGGCGGCAATCGTGATATTCCTATTCCTCACGGTCGCCGGGGGATTTTGTTTCGATCACTGTTAATGGAGAACCTAAGTGGCATCTAAGAAGATCACAGACCTGAGTGCCCAGACGGGCGTTACTGCGGACGACCTCATCATCGTCGTCGACATGGCCGGACCGACCACGTACAAGATCACCGTGGCCAACCTCGTCAACTCCATCCCGTCTAACACCTCCTTCGCCGCCAACGTAGCGATCATCGGTGAGCTGACGGCAAACGCGGCGACCTTCGCGGGCAACGTCTCAGCTGACACCATCAAGTACGTGGTGGCCAACAATTTTCTCGTCAAGAAGACCACGACCCCGTCCTCCTCGACAGACTCCGTCACCGCGGCAGACATCGGGAAGTTCTGGTCCGACGGATCGTTCCTCTACGCGCAGGCCAACGCGACGCATTATAAGCGCGTAGCTATCGCAACGTTCTAAGTCTAGTATAATCATGGGGATCCTCCGGGACGAGAACTTCATCCATTACGCGATGAAACATTACGATAACCGTAATTGTGAAAGCGTAGAGGAGTTCCAGGAGGACATGAAGCACTTCAAGTACCTCAAGCGCCTTATAAATCGATATGTAGATACCGGTGAGTTGAAGGAGCGCTTGATCCTCAATCACATCACCATCATCTACAACCTCTTCGGGTCCGAGGCGGCGACCAAGATGCTGTTCCTCAAGATGCGGGGGCTGGAACCGTACGTGAAGCCTTTCCTCATCCTCATCGGTCAGATGCCCGAGTCGATAGAGGTCCTGGGCAAGACGGTGAAGGACAGCGACATAGTGATGGACGACACCATCGTAGACGCGCTGAGGCAAATATGAAAAGATTCAGGGAATTCAGCGAAGCAAAAGACTATAAGATAGTTCCTGACGGATCAGTCATCGGGGTGCACTACGATGGAAAACACATCGGCAACTTTATGGAAAAAAAGAACAAGACACCACTAACTAAGAAATCTTACGTGGCGTATTCTAAACACTGGAGCATGAAGAGGGAACACCCATCTAAGAAGGCTGCAGCAGAATGGTTAGTTCAAACACACAAGACAGCTGAGAAGATACCATGATCCTAGACGCCATACTCACCTACCAGTTCCTCAAGAGGCTCGCCCTCCCGTTCAAGCTGTGGCCGGCATTTCGCATGGGCGTCATCGACGCCGACGGCAAGTTGCTCAAGAAGCGCTCTGAACTCACGCCGGAACAAAAAGCCGTCTTTGGCATCTTTGATCTCATGGTCGCCAACATCAAGAAGCTCATCGGAAAGCTTCCCGGCGGCAACACAACGATCGCCAGCATGGCCGCGGCCCTCTACCTCGTCAAGGAGGAGAATGGGAAGCCGGTCAACATGGAGGAGATAAGCGAGGTGGTGGCAGTCATCCTCGAGACGCAGCTCCTCGTCGACGACGCACCGACCAACAGCGCGGGTAGCGGGCAGGTTGCCGGGATGGGCATTCCTCCTGGTTCAGACCCGCCGGCTAAGAGACGAAAGATACTCTATCGCAGGAAAAAGAAGGGGATATGGACATGACGTGGTTTCTCTGGGTGGCGGGTCTGTTCCTGCTGGCCGTCGTTGGCCTGGCCATGTGGAAGAATTTTCGAAGCCCGGCCTTCGTCGCCGGATTCATCGCGGTGATCATGCAGTCCTTCTATAAGTACCTGCTGCCAAAGATCCTCAAGCGCAAGTCACCCGAGGAGGAGGCTATCGATAGAGAATTCTATCGAAGGGGAGAAAAGAGGCCGACCAAGTTCAACAGGCACCCTGGCGAGGGTGGCAACAGCCATTAAAATCTTCTGGTGGCCTTGACAGCTGCCCCAGCTTGGGCTTATATAAGATCTCCTGCCATACATCTTTGGGTACCATCATAATGGCCAACAAGAGATCCTCCCCACCAAAAGACTTGCCGGACGACATCACGGTCCTGAAGACCCAGTGCATAATGGCCGAGTCATATCATCCTGGCTTTGAAAGATTCCTGTCCAACGGATGGTTCATGATGTTAGATATAATGCCTATGTTTAGTACTCACTACTTCATCCGCACGGATGAAGGATTTAAGGAACTTGATCGGCTCATTGAGAAACAGGGCCAGACCCATATAGGCTATGCTCACTCTGGGGCCATAGGTATCTTGGGGAGGGACACATGGGACTTGCCATAAGGAGTTCTAAATGATGAGACCCACCGATCTTGAGATCCTCGAGCAGATCCACGTGAATATCGACACGCACCACTATACCAAAGACGTCATGGAGAGATTCATCACCAACGGATGGTTCGTCATGTGCACGGCTTCTCCCGTGGGTCTTTACATGCACCCATCACGGTGCTGCGGGAGGACACGAGAGGGCACCGATGAATATCACAGACTGAGCAGCAGATGATCGGCAATAAGTGGTATAACGGCAACACGGTGATTTCCACTAAGCATAGGGATATCCTTAGGAGGACCTGGCTGTTTTTCTATGATCACGACCCACGATTCGACAGGTATCTCGAGAATGGGTGGTTCGTTAGGTGGGAGCGGAAACCTGGCCATCCCTACCAGGACTTTTATCGCACCAAGGAGGGCCATCAGGAACTCTGGAAAAAAACTAAGAAGAAGGACAGAGGCGTCCTCCTATGAATTTTGGACATAGCAACACCAGTCATTTTCAAAACCATAGCCCTTTCGTGGTCTTGAGTTCTATCTACTGGAACTTCAGGAAATACGATCCTAAATTCGCAGACTACGTAGCCAACGGATGGTATGTACAAATCGATCGCTATCCACTGGGTAACGCGAACCAACACTTTATCAGGACGGAGGAGGGTCGTGCCGAGGCAAGGCGTCTCGCCCGAGGATTCCTCAATAAATGAATCTCCCGTGGATCGACGACAAGTACGTCATGCTGCTGTCCGGCCACGTCGACCGATTCAAGGTCATCAGCCACAGCCCGCTCCAGGTCAACTTTCGGTGCCCCATCTGCGGCGACTCCAAGAAGAGCAAGACCAAGGCGAGGGGATACGTTTACCGAGTTCCCGACGGCTCCGTCCTCTTCAAGTGCCACAACTGCTCCGAGGGGACGACCCTCAGGAAGCTCCTCAAGATCGTCAACACCCGCCTCTTCGAGGAATACTCCTCGGAATACTTCCGTCAGGATCCGGCGAAGCGCTCCTTCACCGAGTCCGCCGACAGAAGCAGAGAGGCCGTGCCCAACGACGCACCAAGGCAGCGAGAGCCCGTCGGTCTCGTGCGCCTCAGCGACCTGCCCAAGGAACACGACGCCGTGGTCTACTGGGGCGGGAGGAGCATACCCGCCCAGAGGATGGGCGACGCCTGGTGGACTGACTCGTACTTCGCCTGGGTGAACGCCAACGTCATCCCTGAGAAGTTCTCCGTCGGAGCGGTCAGGCACGACGCCGGCCGCATAGTATTTCCTCTTCGCGATGCACAAAAAAATATAAGTGGCTACACCGGCAGATCTATTCGCGGCGAGGAGCCTAAATATGTAGCGATCAAGATCGCTGGCGAGGGTGTTCCCATGGCGGCGTTCGGGATGGACAGGATCGACACGACCCACGACGTCTTAGTACTAGAGGGCCCGATCGACTCCTTATTCTTACCGAACGCCGTTGCCATGGGAACATCCAACCGGCGACTCGACGGCATCCCCAAGAGGGTCATGATCTACGACAACGAGCCGAGGAGTCCTCAGCTGGTCGGTATCATGTCCAAGTCCATCGCCGCGGGGGAAAAGATCGTGATCTGGCCTGACATCCCAGAGAAGGACGTCAACGAGATGGTACTCGCCGGGAGGCGACCACTGGAGATAATAAAGAGGCGGACCTTCCGGGGTCTGCAGGCAAGGATGGAGTTCGCGGCGTGGAAAAGGTGTTGACCGAGTTCTTAGACATAGATGATCTCGAGATCATTCGATACGGATACGTGGATAATTTTGGTTCCAGCGCCAAGGCCGCTAGGCTTTTATCCCTGGGATTGCTCCGCTTGAACGATCACAGCCCAGTGCCCGGACCCTTTGTTAAGATACGTCTGTCCGCCACCAAGGAAGGTGCCGATGCCTGGACGTGGTTGATGTACGGCGGCCAGAAGATGATCATCCAAGAGTTCAGGCGCTATGAACTCAAACTCCAAGGGGCGCCAATCATCTCATGAAATCCAGCACCCTGTTTCAGCGACTAGGAAATGAGCACGTCGTCCTGCAGTATGGGATCTCCTTTCCACCCAACAGGTCGAAGTTTTATCCGATGATAGTGCGCCTCCTCCAAGACGGTTTCTTGTACAAACTGGATTCGGCCCCATTTATCGGCAGCCTCGGTACTTCGCTAACACACCATTTTAGGCCCACCGAGGAGGGCCGTGCTCGCTATGACAGGCTTGCGAATATCCTCATCAAAGCCAATCAAAAAGAACAACTATAATCACCAACACATAAGGAGCGTTCCGGATGGTCGCACTTCCCACCGTATTCCAATCATACGTCCACCTCAGCAGATACTCTAGATTCAATTGGGAGAAGGGGCGGCGCGAGACGTGGGAGGAGACCGTCGACCGCTGGCTGGAGTTCTTCTCAGGCCACATCGGCGCCCCTGCCAACTCTGTCCTACCGAGGATCCGAGAGGGCATCCTCAACCTGGAAATCATGCCGTCGATGCGAACCATGATGACCGCCGGGCCCGCGCTCTCTCGTGACCACATAGCGGCGTACAACTGCTCGTTCCTCGCCATCAATCGAGTCGCCGCGTTCGACGAGCTTCTATACATCCTGATGTGCGGGACCGGGGTGGGGTTCTCCGTAGAGCGCCAACATACGTCCCAGCTTCCTACGATCGCAGAAGAGTTCCACAAGTCTGACATCGTCATACACGTACAGGATTCCAAGCTCGGTTGGGCCAAGGCGCTCAAGGAACTCATATCACTCCTCTACCAGGGCCAGATCCCGTCGTGGGACGTGACGAAGGTGAGGCCCGCGGGCACCCCCTTGGTGACGTTCGGCGGGAGGGCGTCGGGGCCAGAGCCCCTCACCGAATTGTTTCACTTCACCATCAATCTCTTCAAGAAGGCGGCTGGCCGAAAGATGTCGTCACTTGAGGCACACGATCTCGTCTGCAAGATCGCCGACATCGTCGTAGTCGGTGGGGTCAGGAGGGCGGCACTAATATCCCTCTCTAACCTATCAGATGATCGCATGAGGACCGCCAAGTCCGGTCAGTGGTGGGATCTCCACCCGCACCGAAGGCTGGCAAATAACAGCGCCGCGTACACTGAGAAACCCGAGGTTGGGGTCTTCATGGACGAGTGGAAGGCACTCTACGAGTCTAAATCTGGGGAGCGCGGGATCTTCAACCGCGAGGCTGCCCGTCAGAAGTGTGCCGAGATCGGCAGGGACACCAACCATGAGTTCGGGACGAACCCGTGTGGGGAAATCATCCTTCGCGACAGGGAGTTCTGCAACCTGTCTGAGGTGGTCATCCGACCCGAGGACACGATGGAGGATCTTCTCAGGAAGGTCGAGCTCGCCACGATCATCGGGACGTGGCAGAGCACACTCGTGGATTTCAAGTACATTTCCAAGAAGTGGATCGACAATTGCACCCAGGAGAGACTCCTGGGCGTGTCGCTTACTGGCATCATGGACAACGAGCTGACGAACGGGAAGAAGGGAGACATCCGCGCCCTTCTCACCGCGCTCAGGGTGAAGGCGAGGGAGGTTAACGAGATCTGGGCCAAGAAGCTCGGCGTCGAGCCATCCGCCGCGATCACCTGCGTCAAGCCGTCGGGGACTGTGTCCCAGCTCGTCAACTCAGGCTCGGGGATCCACGCCAGGCATGCGCGCTTCTACATCCGCAGGGCCCGCATGGACTCCAAGGATCCTCTCGCCAAGCTGATGATCGAAGCCGGCTTCCACGTAGAGCCGGACGTCATGGCTCCCGACCACACCTACGTGGTCCAGTTTCCCATCGAGTCGCCGAAGGGCGCGGTGTTCCGGGACGCCATGTCCGCCATCGACCAACTCGAACTCTGGAAGATCTATCGCGACTTCTGGTGCGACCACAATCCGTCCATCACCGTCACGGTGCGAGAACACGAGTGGATGGAGGTAGGAGCATGGGTCTACGGACACTTCGACACGATGACGGGGGTTAGCTTCCTTCCCCACACCGACCACGTCTACAAGCAGGCGCCCTACGAGGAGATCGACGCCGTGTCGTATAAGAAACTCCTCGCCGACACCCCGAAGGCGGTCGAGTGGGAGCGCCTGTTCGACCTCGAGAAGATAGACACCACGATCGGTTCCCAAGAACTCGCCTGCGCCGCCAGCGGGTGTGAGATACTCTGATGCGCGTCCTCCTCGGGATACTCATCCTCCTAGTAACCAGCCCGGTCGATTTTCCGCTGATGATCATCGGCGGGGAACACTTCCCCCACTATCCCACGGAGAAGGATTTCGACGAGATAAGTGAAGGCTCCTTCTATCACAAGGCCAAGGGATTCTGGGCGGAGTGGTTCCGGGCAGACGGCGAGTGGTGGAGCAAGTTCTCCCGGTTCGCCATCTGGTGGCTCGTGTTCATCTTGCTGGTTCTATAAATAATATATGTATGATAATCCGTGGTTCTATCAATTTGAACCATTCACTACAGACAAAATAAATGGTTACTATGGTTTCGTGTATATACTCACGAACGAACTTACCGGCAAAATGTATGTCGGTAGGAAGTACTTTTTTTCAAAAAAAGGAAGTAAGTTAGTCGAATCTGACTGGAAAACCTATTATGGTTCTTCCAAAGAAGTTGCCGCCGACGTGAAGATACATGGGGCGGCTATCTTTAAGAGAAGGATTCTGTCCCTTCATCTGACCAAAGGTTTAACTAATTATGCAGAAACTAAAGAGTTATTTGCTAAAAATGTTTTAGAAGAAAAGACCGAATCTGGTGAACGTCGCTATTACAATGGAAACATATTATCGCGCTATTTCGCTGCCACGATAGAATCGTCTAAGCGCTCAGCTGAATCTCAAACTGGAAGTAAGCGAACAGAAGCTACTAGAAGAAAAATATCTGAAGCCTTAAAGGGCAAAAAACCATCAGATGCTTGCTTAGCTGCTGTTAAGATAGCCAACAAAAAACCAAAGACAGCCGAATTTAAGGCAAAAATCTCTGAAGTAACGAAGGGTGATAAGAACCCGATGTTTGGGCATCGACACACAGATGCTTCAAAACAGAAAATGTCGCTTAACAGGAGTGGAATATCACAAACACTCGAACAACGAAAAAAGATGTCAGAACGACTCAAAGGCAATACTCATCGAAGAGGCAAAAAATTGTCCGATGAAACAAAGAAAAAGCTTAGTTCTTCTTCATTAGGCAGAAGAAAAAGTGATTCCACCAAAAAAAAGATGAGTGACGCCGCAAAACGTCGTTGGGCTAGTACCGAAAAAAACTAGCGCCGCGCCGTTTACACCTTGTATTAGGTGGTATAGCCTGTGTGACAAGGCCACGTGGCCGACACAACTAGGAGTTCATAATGAACAATCTCAAGCCTAACACGACACGGCTGGTGAATGCCCTCAAGGAGGGGAAGCGCCTCACCACCGCGCAGATCAGGTCACGGAAAATCGGCGTGCCTAATCCAAGTTCTACGATCTTCAACCTTCGCCACAGGCACGGTATGAAGAAGATCAAGTTTGAAGGCGGCGCCTATTCCATGTAGGCAACGGCGACCCCTCCTTGGTTAGTGGATCCCTCGGAGCGAGGGATGGCCTTGCAGGTAACGATGGGCGTTGGGAGGGGTCGTATTTTTTAGAGGAGGGGACGTGGAGATCAAGGTCTACAGCAAGTCGAACTGTTCCTGGTGCGACGCACTCAGGACGTTCATGAACAAGAAGGGCGTGGCGTACACCGAGATAAAGATCGACGCCGCGATCGAGAACCTCGAGGAACTCAGGATGCTGTTTCCCGAGGCCAAGACCGTGCCTCAGATGTTCGTCGACGACGTCCGCATAGGCGGATACGAGGCGTCCATCAGATATTTTAATGAGGAGGAGAAGACAGATGTGGTATGACGATGTGGAATACACGACCGGTCACTATCCGGCGTTCGTCTTCGACCTAGACGGGACCCTGTGCGACCACGGTGGGAACGTCAGCGAGGAGGTGTTCGACGCACTCTCCAACCTCCAGAACAAATTTCTCGCCGAGCTCTTCATATGCACCGGCTCCTCATACGACGATGTCCGCGAGCGGGCCGCTGTACTGTTCAAGGAGGACGACTGGTTGGTCGACGGCATCATCAGTGGATTGGGCTCGAGCTTCACCACGTTTGAGGATGGCGAACCGACGCACCACGGGATGGCACCCGCCCTTAATTTCACGTTGGACGACGGGCTCTGGATGAGGGAGTTGATCGACTCATCTGGTTCACCCGTGAAGACTGGCGAGCACATGCGCCTACACACTGGCGACTCGTACGCCTCGTTCAGTATCGCCGGCAAGGGCCTTACCCCAGAGCAGAGGCAGGAGTACATTGCCTGGGACCACGATAACTTCGAGAGAATAAAACTCGTCAGGTTGATGCGCGAGAAATGGAAGGACCGCTACGAGGTGTTCCTCGGCGGTCAGACCGGCATCGACATAGTCAACCACCGCTGCGACAAGGAGAGTGCGATATACGCCTGTCTCAGCCCAGAGAGCTACAACAATACGTTCTTCGTCGGTGACGGCCACGGCCCACTCGGCGGGGACGAGCCGGTATTCAAGGCACTCGGAAAGAACTACGTGGCCGTCGATCGAGACACCGTGATGGACATGCTGGAGCAGATAGGCTGGGGACAACTGAGGGTGGAACTCGGCTGATGCCTATAATCAGGAACGAGTACAACGAGCGGTCGAAGGGAGGGACCGAGCTCTCGATCGTAGAGCTGGAGAAGCGGGTTCCATCCGACGTGCTTGATAAGTTTCAGATCATCCCCTCCCGCTTCAGGAGCCTAGAACCCGGCCTCATCCCGATATTCTGGGTGCACGACACCGAGACTGACCCTGAGATGCAGCACCTGGCCGACGGGGGCTGGAACAAGTTCCGGATGCTCGTGTTCGTCTCCAACTGGCAGATGCAGAGATTCATCGACAAGTTCAAGATCCCGTGGGAGAGGTGTATCGTCCTCCCCAACGCGGTCGAGCCCTTCGACAAGCCTCGTCCACTCGACTGGAAGGGAACCCTCAGGTTCATCTATCACACCACCCCGCACCGTGGGCTCAACGTCCTGGTGGCCGCCTTCAACGAGCTCGCCAAGAAGGAGGACGTGTTCCTCGACGTTTACTCGAGCTTCAGCATCTACGGGTGGGAGGACAGGGATAAGCATTTCGAGAGCGTGTTCAAGGCCATCCGCGGCCATCCGAAGATGAGACACCACGGCGCGGTCGATAATGCACAGGTGAGGAGTGCCTTGAGGGATACCCACTTCTTCGCCTACCCGTGCACGTGGCCGGAGACGGGGTGCCGATCCCTCATCGAGGCCATGTGTGCGGGAGTCGTCTGCGCCCATACCAACTTCGGGTGCCTGTACGAGACGGCGGCCGGGATGAACTACACCTACCAGTACGAGGAAGATCCTAACAGGCTTGCCTCGAAGACGTTCTCTGTCATGCGCGACATGGTGGTTGACAGCAGGGCCCGTTCCAAGGTATATAACGACATCCGCGGGGTGACCGCGGCCAGGGCAGATTCGTTATACTCATGGGTCGGCCGGGGCCACCAGTGGACCAACTTCTTGAGGTCGCTGCTATGATCTACCACGCACGGGTTCCTCTGAGGGTCAGTATACTCGGCGGCGGGTCGGATCTTCCTGAGTTCATCCAGATGGGTGGGGCAGGGGCGTGCCTCTCGGTGTCGATCCCCTACTACGTCCACTGCTACGCGGCAAAGACTGAGTTCACCGAGGGGCTCACGCTCGACCCGACCATCCAGACCCCACTCACGATGGCACTCCTCGAGAAGTTCTTCTATGAAAAGGACGGGATGCCCAGGGCCCTGCAAGACACGGAGGGGTTTAATAAGATTACGTTCTTTGAGGACGTCCCAACGATGGGCACCGGACTCGGCTCGTCGGCGGCGTGGCTTCGGGCGATGTGCACCGCCCTCAAGAAGCACGCCACGGTTACGGATCTTTTCGACGTAGAGAGGTCGACCGGTTCGTCGTGCGGCTATCAGGATCACGCCGCCGCGGCTAACCCTGGTTTCGCGCTGCACGAATTCAGGATAAAAGACGAAGAAAAATCCCCGCGCCACAATCGCCAATCGGTGCCTGGCGACCTCGACAATCACTGGATATTGAAGAATCTCAACGTATTCTATCTCGGTGGAAAGAGAGACAGCAACAACATATTGAGCGAGCAGGCCAAGAACATCTCATCCCAGTTCAACGCCATCAAGAGGATGAGCCTCCTGGCCTATATGGGGTACACCGCGGCGTGCAGTAGCGAATCCAACGGCATGATCATCCTCAAGGCGGCCATGACAGAGGCGTGGGAGATAAAGCGCGAGTTCGCCACCGGCGTGACCAACGACGAGATCGACACGGTGTACAAGGCTGGGATCGCCGCCGGTGGTGTGATTGGTGGAAAGATACTCGGTGCCGGTGGGTCTGGATACATGATGTTCATCACAGAACCAGGGTATAGTCCGAGACTCAGGAGCGAGATGGAGAAGTTGGGGTTAAGGGAGCTCATAGCGGGCATGGAGAGACCCGCCAAGGCTGATGAATGGATAAGCGGAGTAGGCTCATGAAAGAATATATGAAGAGACTCGCACTAACACTAGACGAAACCGATGTGTCAGGATTGAGTAAGTGGCCCGACGTACTGCTCATGTCGACCAGGGTGTTCGTCGCTGGAAACGGAGGGTCGGCAGCGATCGCCAGTCACTTCGTCGTCGACCTCCTCAAGACAATAAACAAGCCCATATCCGCCATCAGCCTAGTCGACAACGTGCCGGTGCTCACCGCCATCGGCAACGACGTCGGCTACGACGAGGTGTTCTCCCGCCAGCTCAGCTATCACTTCGCTAGCCCGATGGACGCCCTCATTCTCATTTCTTCATCGGGTAACTCCCCAAACGTGGCCAGGGCCGCGCTCTATGCCCAGGACTTCAAGATGAGTCTCCTGACGCTGTCGGGGTTCCAGCCTATGAACAAGATAAGAACGATCGGGGAGGTGGTCTCCCCGGCCCACCAGGTCTGGGTCAACTCCAACGACTACGGAATAGTAGAGGACGTACACCACGCCTGCATGCACGCAGTAGTGGACGCGATGAAGTAACATGGCAGACAAGGATGAAGAACTCGAACGGAACGATGAGTTCCTAGAAGGAGATCTAGTAGAAAAGATCGGAGGAGACTATGACTTCGTTGGATACGTCGTCAGCAAGTTCACCAAGCGCTCAGGACAAGTTAGATACGTCGTCGAGGACGACAGGGGTGTCCTCCACATCTATAACAACAAGCACCTTCAGCATAAGATACCAGAGCCCGAACCAACTGAGCCGATGGTCATGGGTAGCAGAATTTCCGCCCACATCCTCGACGAGATGATGACGATGATCAGGAGCATAGATGATAGGGTCAGGCGCATCGAACCACCAAAGCACAGACACGTCGGCGGCGGTGACGGCGAGTGATCCTCATCGACCTCAACCAGGTAATGATAGCCAACCTCATGGCCGGAACCAAGGGAGGTAGCCAGGGTATAGAGCTCAGCGAACCCCTCCTCAGACACATGGTCCTGAACACGCTGAGGGCTATCAACGTCAAGTTCAAGAACGAGTACGGCGCCACGGTCATCTGCTGCGACGGCAGAAAGGTCTGGCGTCGGGAGGTGTTTCCCTACTACAAGGCATCCAGGAAGATCGCCAGGGACAAGAGCCCGCTCGACTGGGGCCTGATATTCGCCACCCTCACTAAGATCAAGGAGGAACTAAAGGAGTTCATGCCGTATCGTGTGGTGGACGTTGACACGGCCGAGGCCGACGACGTTATAGGCGTCATAATCGCAAACAACCCGGTGGATGGGTTCGGTCGTGGCGCCAAGATGCTCATCGTGTCCGGTGACTTCGACTTCATCCAGCTTCATAAGTATCCGGGCGTGTCCCAGTGGGATAACTCTAGGAAGCGCTGGCTCAAGGGAGATCCGATAGTCCTTCTCAAGAAGAAGATCATTCGCGGAGACGTCGGCGACGGCGTCCCGAATTTCCTCTCCCAGGACGATTCCTTCGTGTCCAAGATACGCCAGAAAGCGATCATGACAGTGAAGGAGGAGGTGTGGCTGACCCAGGACCCGAGTGAGTTCTGCGATACGCCGGAGAAGAAGGCGAACTGGAAGAGAAACGAGACGATGGTGGACCTGTCGAAGACGCCGGCCGACATCGCCGGTGAGATATTGGATAAATACAATATCAAGCCGACCAAGACGCGCGAGGATGTCATGGCATACTTCGTCAAGTTTGGCCTGAGAAAAATGATGCAGGACGTACAGGACTTTTAAACATGCAGTCAATATCTGATGTTCTTATCGGGATCGAGCAATTCGAATCTGAGAAAGATCGCATACGATTCCTCCAGTCACTCCCCCAGAGATACCAACCCGCGACCCGAACCATCCTCAAGCACATGTTCGACCCAGACATCAAGTTTGCGCTGCCGGAAGGGGCGCCGCCCTACGAGTCAAAAGATGAAGAAGCGGTGGCGCTTTTTTCTGAGATCCGCCGGTTCTACCTCTACGTAGAGGGTGGGCACCCGACGCTCGGCCAGGGCAAGCGCGAGAAATTGTTCCAGGAGCTCCTGGAAGCCATTCCCAAGTCGGACGCCGAGCTCGTCATCGCGATGAAGGAAAAGCGTTCCCCGTACAAGGGACTGAATCGGCAGGTGGTCCGCAAGGCCTACCCTGGCCTGTTCTGATGCCGAACTACACCTTCAAGAACGAGAGGGGCGAGGTGTTCACTGAGTTCCTCACCCTGTCGGAGCACGATTCCTACGTCGCCGCTCACCCAGAACATGAACAGGTGTTCGGCGACGTCCCGATTCTCGATCCGTGGAGGATGGGAAGGAAAAAGGTCGATTCCGGATTCAGCGAGGTACTGGGTAAGATGAAGCGCTTCTACAAGAACAACACCATCTAATGGTCGGCAACTGGACAAAGATACCTTCCCCAGATGAGCCTGAGAGGCCTTCGACCTGGCGCGACACCTTGGCGAGTGTGTTGGCCATCCTCTGTATCGTCGTCATCCTCGGGGCCGGCGCCTTCTTCTTCCTCTGGTACTCGTTCTTCATGACACCCTAGAAGCAACCACGGAGAAGTAGTTGAAGAAGAGCAAGCCTCCCGCAGCGACAAAGGCGGGGCTCGTGATGGTCAAGGTATTTCCAAAGACGGAGAATCAGAAACGAGTCTTGGTGAACTACGCCAAGGGCAAGCACCTAGTGATACACGGCCTGGCCGGGACGGGAAAGACATTCCTGGCGTGTTATCTAGGGATGACGAGCCTCCTGGCCAAGGAACAGGAGCGCATCATCATCTACCGGTCCGCGGTCCCAACGAGGGACATGGGCTTCATGCCGGGGTCGGCGGCGGAGAAGTCTGCCCCTTACGAGGTCCCCTACAAGTACGTCTTCGCCGAGCTCTTCGAGAGAGCCGACGCCTACGAGATCCTCAAGGCCAGGTTCACCGTAGAGTTCTCCACATCGTCCTACCTGAGAGGCCTGACACTGAGGGACAGCGTCGTCATCGTGGATGAGATGCAGAACTGGAGCTGGCACGAGCTGGACTCCATGATCACCAGGGCCGGAGAGGACACCCGATTCATATTTTGCGGCGACTTCCGGCAGTCAGACCTGAAGTCAGACCACGAGCGGGAAGGCCTCGAAAAATTTATGCGCGTCATCAGTGACATTTCCAGCTTTGCTATGGTAGAGATGAAGAGTGATGACATCGTTCGGTCCGCACTTGTTCGGGACTACATACTCGCTAAAGACAAGCAGGGAACCACGTAGCTTTCGGCACGAGCCCTACGACTTCGGACCGCCCGCGATACGAAAAGACGGCCCGCGCGGTCGCGTGTACGTGACGCCAGGCGGTGCCATATATCCTTCCGTCACTACCGTCCTAGGTGCACTCTGGAGGCCCGGGTTGATCACCTGGCGGGCAGCCGTGGGGGACGACTCAGCAGACGAGGCGTCCAGGAAGGGAATGGCGCGAGGTAACAGACTCCACGGGCTGATGGAGGCCTACGTCAGAGGCGAGGCACCGGACTCCGTGGCGTCCAAGAGGGAGCAGGTCGCGTTCCTCGCCGCGAGGCGGGAGGTCGACAGGCACCTCACCAAGGTCAACGCGGTCGAGGTCATACTCTACTCCAAGGCACTCCTCCTCGCCGGAACGTGCGACCTCGTCGGTTGCTGGGATCGAGAGCCTGCGATTATCGACTACAAGACGAGTTCGAGCCCAAAAGGGATTCACGAGATAGAAGATTACTTCATCCAGGAGACGGCGTATTCCGTCATGGTAGAGGAGCTAACTGGGGAACGACACGAGCAACTGGTGGTCGTGATGGCCAACGTGGACGACCCGATAGCTACGGTCCACGTTCGCCGTCGCAGCCAAGAATTAATAGATAGACTATGCGACGCCAGAGACCTGTACGCCGCCTCCAGAGGTGAACAATGAAATACATCTTAGCACTAGGCATGTTCTTGATGCTCGCACCCGCGGCAACAGCCGCGGATCCGACAGAGACCATCATCGTCCCGATAACCATGAAGACACAGTGCCGCAACGAGACCGCCGAGCAACTCAGGGCCCGGGGCTGGTCCCCGGTATTCCAGGCCACGACCATTGACGGCAGCGGCATAAATATGATATGGCTACTTCCAAATGAGTCATACGTACTCATGTACAGGATCGCCAATTTCCCACAGACGTGCATCGTGCAACTCAAGAACGTGATCTTCTATCCTCCCCCGGAAGATCGCCACGCCTCCTTCACGCAATAAGATCGGAGTTCATCATGAAGATACAAGGAAGTGAAGTCTCAGTAGACTTCGAGTCGAGAGACACTGGGATAGTGTGGGCCGTGGACCCGCGATGGAACTCCGTCACCGAGTATCCGTCGGTCCACTCCCTGGTCGCGACGTCGTCGTGGCAGCAACTCAAGACGATGTTCATCCCAGCCAAGCACCGCCACGTCATAGCGCCAGGCGTAGATCCAGTCAAGGTCACCGGGAAGGCCGACGAGGTGAGGGTGTGCTGGGCTGGGGATCCGACCGACGGTACCCTGTCCATGCTGCTTGGGATCACCAACGCCCTCATCAAGAACAGCGGAAAAAAATTCAAGCTCTTCGCCGCGGCGTCCAAGGAACCCAATGCCGTGGCGATGCAGATGCTCGACAAGGAGACGTGCACCCTGCTGATCAAGCCAGACCGAGAGCAGGTCGTGGAGATGTTCACCCAGTCGAGGATCTTCGCCCACCCGAGCATGTCTTGGGAGTCATACAACCCAGAACTCGTGACCGCCATGAGTGCGGGCTGCGTGGTCGTCGCCCCGAAGCACTCGGGGTTCCCAGAGATGTGTGGGGCGTCTGGGTTCCTCACCCCGCACTCGCTGGACACGTCTGCCTACGGGACCGCGTTTGCCTCGGTGCTCATGGAGGTTATTGATCTCGCAACGAGCGAGGTCTACGACCAGCTGTGGAGGAGACAGAAGCTCCACGTCGACTGGGTCTGCGGGCGGGAGAAGGAAGACTTCGCCTGGAAGGAATTCCTCGGATTCACTGAGTTCATGGACAACATGATGAAACCTGGCGACGTCAGGGTACACTAAGGAGAAAGAATGAAGTACGCACTCGTTATCATAGCAGTGGTTGTCAGTTTTGGGCTCGGATGGATGTTCGGGTGGATGGACGCCGGAGGAATTCAGCAAGCTGTCGACCGAGCCACTGATCCAAGCTCGCCATACATCGAGGAAGAACAAAATCCTTAGACGAGCCTGTCGGCTCTCAAGCACGGGTCACCCTGAGGATGAGCGTGTTCTCATCGACCAGATTCTTCGCCTTGTTCCAGAGCTTGCCGTTTGCCAGTTCCAGGGCCCGTGAGATGGACACCTTCCCTCCGGCCGAGATGGTGGAGACAATCTCCGCAGACTTCCGACCACACGTCTTGGAGAAGGAGTTCTTCTCGTCGTGCTTCACCACCGACTTTCCCTTGACGTCGAGTGACTCGCCGCGGAGGACCGTGATGGAGCGATACTTTACGTTGAAGAGATAGACCTCGGTCGCCCCGATGATCATGACTGGGTCGACGCTCGCCGCCTTGTACTCGATGTCCTCCTTGCGGTAGGCGAAGTGCTTGAGTTTCTTCTCCGGCGCCTTCTCCTTCTTCTTCCGGACGATCTTTCTCATTTTCCGCTCGTTGCTACCGTAACCAGAACAGTCGGCCAGGAGCTTCTCGAGCCACGTCTGCTCGTCCTTCAGGTCCGTCTTCTTTATTCCCTTGTAGCCCTCGAACACCTGGGTGTCGGTATTGGCCAAGGCCACCTTGATCTCAGAGAGGAGTGGCTCATAGTAGTCGATGATGATGTTCACCGACCCGGTGGGAAATTCCGCGGCCTTGAGGGATTCGTAGACGTTGTAGGTCCACTCCTTCCGGTCGATGACGTTCTCCAGGTTGCCGATGAACGTGAAGGCCGACGGAGGCCTCTTCACCTTGGGTACTGACTGTTCGTCTGTGCTCTCTTCATCACCGACCTTCCGGGCGTAGCGATTGACCGCGTTGTTGACGCTGTTCATGATAAAGTCGTCGTGGCCGGCCACGTCCGCACCGAGCTCCTCGATCCTGGCGAGCCAGGCCGCGGTGAGTGGAAACGAGGTGTTGGGAACCTCGGCCAATCTGGTCTCGAGCTCCGTCATGTTCTTGCGGGCGAGATATGCGCCCAGGTACTCCTTGGCCTCCTCGACGTCCGCCATGTAGGCGTACCAGTTAAAGGCCTTGGCCAGCTTGATGTTCGTGAGTTTCTCACCGGGTTCGTAGGTGTACTCCTCTCCGAGGTGGGTGAGGTTCATGATATAGACCTCGGAACGAGTCTTCTTGGGTTTCTTCTTCTTCAAGTGCATCCGCAACATGATGATTCTCCTGATGTCAACTTAACACCACCATTATATCACACCCAACGGGAAAGTACACCGGCCCTCTTTGTCATGCAAACGAAACCGTGTCGTTTGACAATCTCTCCCGACAAGTATATATGACTACACAGTGACTCTCCCTGAGAGTCCCTCCCTAGACTTGGCCGGCCCCTACGCAATCAGGCGCCGGCCTTTTTTTAATTTGACTCCTCCGACACCGTGTGTTAGGATGAAAACTTCTGGTCGGGTCGATTCTCCTATCCCCCGATCACCAACGGGGCCCGCAGGTTTTTGGGGTTTATTTTCCTGCGGGCCCTTCACGTATGGCCAGTTGACATTTGAGTCAGACTAGGGTAGAATGACAAAATGGCAGAAATGCCTGTGTTGCACTCATAGGAGGATTCCATGAATATCGACAAAGCCTACATGAACTGGCACAAGAGAAGGCGTGAACACCAAATCCGCCAACGGCCGAGCAGGCGCCGCGGGCCTTACGTCAGGTATCTCCAGAACGACCCTGACGAGGCGCGGGTTTCTTACGAGAACGCGGTTGAGTCACTAACCACGGAGGAGCGGACCGCCAACCGGATCGACGGCTATGACCGCGACGACCTGGGCGAGAGCCCGGATTATTGACATGAACAGATCACTCGCACTCACGTATCTACGCGAAATTCGTCGGAATCGAGATGACTTCGCGTACCTCACGTCGTCCTATGGAAAACAGAAGACACAAGCTGAGAAGGACGTCTACACTTACCTCTGGCACCAGCTCCAAATCGAGCACAAGAAGTTGCAGGACGAAGTTGAAGCCGAGGTTCACGACATCCTTCTGAAAAGGCAAGAGACCGCATTGAAACCCGGCATCGATCCACAGACCTTCGAAGTTAGGAGAGAATGATGAGGAACTTCGAAGTCATCGGGGTCCTCGCGACGCTAACGGCCCTGTTCTTTCTCGGACAACTGATTATGATAGCAGGAGGATAAAATGAAGTATTTCCCCAACGCCGGCGGCCTGGCCCTCTTGGCCAGTGCCATCGTGGCAATCACCGTGATCGTGTTAATCGTGGGGTTGGTAACATGAAGGACTACACCGTGTACCTCTACAGCTCTGGCTGCGCCCTACCGAACTCCTACGAGTCCGAGACCGCGGCCAGGCAGGCCGGCGACGCCGTCGGTATCGCCCAGTACGCGGTGTTCCGGCGCGGCGTGCAAGTCGGCTACAAGAACGGGGCCGGCCGGTGGGTGGAAGGAAAGCACAATGCCGAAGTTTAACTCGTCCATGATGGGTTCACTTAGGAACACGGCCACCAAGGCCCTGGAGGAGAAGCACCCGGCCCTGCACTTCAAGGTCGACAGCATCTACTTCACGGACGATTTTGCAGAGTTCACCCTCAAGATGCAGTTCCGCAAGCCCGCGCTCGAACAAGTTGCCATCGAGAAGAACCTCGACGTCGACCGGGTGGTGCACGGACACGAGCTCGCCGACTACAAGCCGGGCACCAAGAAGCCCTATCGCATTCGCAACACCAGGACTGGTCGGACCTCTCCCGCTGGGAAGGCGCTGGCCGAGATGGTATTCATGAAGAGGACACCGAAATAGATGCCAAAGTTTGACAAGGAATACATGGTCGGAAGCCTCAAGATGGGCGTCCGCAAGGTGAAGTTCACCAAGGTCGACGGGACAGAGCGCGTCATGCGGTGCACCCTCTCTCAGGACTACCTCCCGCCGAGATCCACCAAGGTTAAGGCGGACGACGGACGAGCCAAGGATCCGAACATCATCAGCGCCTGGGACGTCGAGAAGAAGGCCTGGCGGTCGTTCTTCGCCGAGAGCGTCTCAGAATTCGATATAGAAATAATTGGCCCCAGGCCGCGGTCGCCATAACGGGCATCATCGGATTTACGGTGTGTGCTTTCATTTTCTTCTATTACGTGGACAAGATGTAGATGAAGAAGCCAATGTCAGATAAGACACCGGAAATGAGGGATGCCATAGAGGCAGTCTTCCCTGGGACCATGAAGGCTATCGAGGAACACAAGTGTCCGATGTGTCGAAACCCAGTCGGTGAGTTCCGTGATTCGCTCTCTCGCAAGGAATATGAAATCAGCGGCATGTGTCAGAAGTGCCAAGACGGCGTGTTCGGAGGCAGCTGATGTGGACATACATGGTCATCGACGGTAGGTTAATCGGGAACTACTTCCCCGACATGAAACCCGTCGACAAATCTCTCTACATCCTCTGCCGAGATGGCAGGGCGATCAACTCCGTGGCGTCCAGGGAGGACGCCAACAACAAGTGTAACTGGTTGAACGGGGTGTCGAAGAGATGAGGAACACGGCTGAGTATCCGGTGACCAAGGAAGAGGTAGAGAAGGCCATGCTCGAGGCAATGCAGCTCATCGACAAGGCCCATAAGGGTGAGTTTGGCAGCATCCAACCCTACGCGATGCGGCTCGCCTTCGAGTTCCTGATGGATCACTCCAACTTTCCTACGTGGCTGGAGATGAAGGGATGAATCTGGTAAGAGAAAACTGGCACTGCCACAGCGTTGACCTAGGCCAGTTGGTGAGTCCTCAAGCATTCCTGGCCTATTACTCTAGGAGCGATGAACACTTTCTCATATTCAAGGTTGACTGCGTATATTCTCTTTTTCGCCATGAAGACAAAATCTTGGTGCAAGCTGCTTTACCGTGTGAAGAGTTTCCGCTATGATCAAGGGAATCATACTCGCCGGGATGTTGATGTGCGACGCCGAGGTCGCCCCATACGATACCTACTGGAAGTGCTCTAACTACGATCCCCAGATCCTGGTGGTCATCCTCTCGAACGATGAGCACGAGAGTCGATACAACTACTCACACCACACAATCGCCGGGTGTGAAGAAGCCGCCATGCAAGTCAAGAAACACCACGCCCATCACCAGGTCGTCGACCCCGGCGGAATGAAATTGATGAGCGCCCTGTGCTACGACGTAGATACCTTTCAGATAGAACAGCCCCAGCCACACTAGAGATGACGAAGGCCCCCTAATCGGGGGCCTTTGCCTTGCTTTGTGTTGTCTAGGCGACTGGGGTTTCAGCCGGTGCCTCGGCTGGGGCTTCCTCTACAGGGGCCTCAACGACTGGGGCTTCCTCTACGGGAGCCTCGACGACCGGAGGCTCTTCAACCACCGGAGGAGCCTCTACGACTGGGTCGCCGTCGAAGGTGTCGACCGCGATCGCAAGGGCGTCGGCCGATGCGGTCAGGTCCGCGGCAAGGGCCGCGATCGCCGCCGGGTCATCCTTGATGGCCTCGAGCTGGGCTGCGATTCCCTGGATGAGAACGATTGCGCTCTCCTCGATGGACTCAACCCTGGCGACGACCATCTTAAGGGCGTCAAGTTCTGCTGTCATTTCTTCAAACCTTTCTTCTGCTATTGATTGTGATTCGACTATGAAGTCGAGCATTTCCATGATCTCGCGATGACGACAAGCACTGCACGTATCGTGTTCGATATGGCAATGATGATTGCTTTTCATTGACAGTCTCTCCTGCTGTCGTGGGATAACTGTTCCCATTGGTATATATACGGATGCCTCCCCGGGTGTAGTTGACGCGAACTTTTATTTTGTATATAGATAGTATGTAGGTCGTTGAAGCCCTCAGCGATCGCCGTAGGACTCGGGGGCAGTACCCGACGCCTCCACCATGAATACACCGTGACCACTCGTTGTGTCCACGCAGTTGCAACTGCGATGATAAAAAGGATGAACTCGGTGTGTTCTTGATGGGGGCGAAACAGGATTCGACTCGGTGTGAAGAGAGGGTGGAGGTCTATCGGATGACTCCGTCACAGGTCACAATTACAAACGCAGCGAATGATAACGCTCCGTTTAGGGCAATGGCGCTAGCCGCTTAGTCTTATTGGGTATGGGCTCCACCTCGAAACAGAACGGGCCTACTTTGAGGCGACTTAAAAGTCTATTCTTTATGTGTTCAGGAGACTGTTTTCTTCCTCTCAAGGCGAGAGCAATCTTCTTCTTTTGTTCTTCTGACATTGGATGATCCTTATTTCGACCACCTATGTTAGAATTTCCTTTATTGGCCGAACCATTGCCTCCAGTGGAAAGTTTCTTTACGTTGTAGTATCTGGTTGTTTTGTTCTTAACATTTTCTGAGGTGAAGAGTTCATTATCGTTGATTTTATCAAGCCAACGCTGTTCGGCTTCTCTCAGATGTCTAATATCGCCAACAACATATTCTAAGACTTTGAATCTAAAAGTATGAGGTCTCAATTTATAAGCGTGTTTCAATATCTTACTAGAACAAATGTACGAATCTCCAGTTCTTCCTTTATGTCCCCCGACATAGAAGAATTTAGCTTTCGTATCATACCAAATATAAACATAACCAGTGTAATGCACTAAGTATTTATGGTGATCATGTTCGAATTTCTCAAATACCTCAAGCCCTATGAATCCCCGAGAAGCTCGGGAGCCCTCATCTTTGGGATGCCGGTGTACGGCCACCGCAATAAGAATCTTGGGAAGTTTCTCATGTGGGTCAACCGCGGCCCTACCTTCATCGCCGAGTTCATGAGCAACGTCAGGCTCCACACGACCCAGAGATCAGCCTGGACCGTGAAAATGCCCTACGCGGCATGGTGGGACGAAGACCAGATGATCCTTCATTCCTGCTTCATCATCCTTGAGAGATACATCAGTTTCCACGGCGAGCTCGACAAATTCGAGGAGTGGTCGAAGGAACTCATCGTCAAGCCGGACGGCAACGCCCCAGAGGGGGTACACAAGAGCCAGGGCGACAATCAGATGACAGCCATCGAACTGTATCGCTGGTGGAAGATAGATCGCCCGGCGAGGCACGCCGCCCACAGTAAGGAGATGATGTGGCTCTTCGGACACACGCCGAAGGCCCACCGAGTGGAGAACCTGGCAGAGCGCCGGAACGCGTACTACAAGGAAGAAGAGGCAATAGACGAAGAGGACCAGCGGATGCTGCACAAGCTCATCGACATAAGGCATAGCATATGGATATGATCTACCTCAAGAGGCCGGACTGTACCATACCCAGTGAGTATGCCGTCGACGCGGTGGCCATAACCAGAGCTCTTGAGACCAAGGGCTATCAGGTTTCACCACAAGACGCGTACGAGGCGTGGAAGGAGCACAGCGACTCTTACTGCGCTTCCTGGCTTATTCTTCCGGAAGGGCAAGACGAGATCCTTCGGTCCGTCCTACCCTATCTGAAAGAATACTAGCCCGTACTGTTTACACGCGCCCACTTTAGATATATAAGTCGTCTCTGGAGATGGCACCGCCATCGCAACAGAGGAACTTACACATCATGATCGCAACACTCGCCTTCGTCGTGGGTCTCGCCATCGGTTGGTTCGCGTACCCGCTGATGAACGACAAGGCCCCGACACCACCTACGACACCCACGAAATAAGGAGCGACACCCTGATAATCGACCCGAAATCATTTCACATCATCATTGAGACGATGGTGCTGGATCTCGGGTGCGACTACATGGAAGCCGTGCTGCTGTACCGAGACGAGGCGAACGTCGAGATAGAGACGATCGCCTCCCTCATAAAGCAAAACCTAGTGCTCAAGGCCAAGGTCCAAGGAGAGGCTGAGACCCTCAAGTTGGTCAGGCCCTCACCTAAACTTAAATTCTAAGGAGAACACCATGAAATACTTTCTAATAGCACTCATCTTGGCAGGAGCAGCTTTTGCCATGAACCAGATGGGTTTCCTAGGTACGCCCCTCGATCTCAAGACGATGGAAATCACAGTTCCTTCGGAAACGATGACGCCGACTCCTGAGGCCAATCCCTCGGTTGATCCTGAAGCACCGATCGAGCCGGAAGCCC